TTAATTGTTAGAAATTGCAACCGAGCTGGCCCCAGAAAGCTCGTCGCGCAGGCGGAAGCCCAGCAGCTCGTACACCTTGTCCACAGCCTGGGCGCGAGCCTCCTGGCGGCCGCGCTCGGCGCTGTGCTGTGCCGGGTCGATGGCGCCGTGATTGATCCCGACCACCTTGGTGCCGTTGCGCAGGACCAGGACGCAGATGGTCAGAGTGTTGAGCGCGCCGTTTGCATCTCCTGTCCATGCCTGATCCCCGGCCTGCTGTGGCGAGTGGTAGTGCTCGCTGACGATTTCGTCCAGCAGCGCCTGGGGCGTCACGCGCGGGCCCTTGTCGGCCTTGGCCTGAATCTCGCGCTCCAGCGAGTCGGGGCCGGGGTCCACCACGGGGAGCGTGACGGTCGATGCAGACAACCCGTTGATGCAGTGCTCCAGCATCGCCTTGGCCTGCCCGAAGTGCAGCAGGTTGGTGCCCGTGGGGCCCATGCCAGCGTGAGACGAGCGGGCGAAGGTGATGCCGCAGTCCGGTGCGAAGTCCTCCGGGAGCGGCCAGGACAGGAAGCGGCCCACCATTTCGTCGGTGATGGCCAGTTTTTTGGGTGCGGCCTGCGGGTCACTGGCCACGTCGCCGGGGGCGCGCTGCGTGCCGGTGTGCGGGTTGAACAGCACGGGCAGCGGGTGCAGCGCGTCGAGCACGCTCTTGATGCCGGTGGCAATGGCCGCGGCTTCATGGGGCGCTTCGGCAAGGCGGGCGGCAGCACCATGCACCAGGGCATATTCCAGCTGCTCGCGCGGGTCGATGCGCGTCGGCTCCAAGGTCATCTGTGGCGTCGCCTCTGCTTTCACGGCCTGGCCCTTCTGGTAGGGCATCCACTCGCAGTAATAGCCATGGCCCGGGACGGGATCACCGTCCTGCACCAGCCCAACGCTGGTGCGCGAATGGGGGACGCCGTTGGCGTCGAACACGGTGAGGTTCACCATGCTGTCGCTGTGGACGTGGGCGACGATTGCCGCGTAGGGCTGGTCATTGCCGTGGCGGGCGAAGTTGTTTTCTCCGGTCAGTTCGCTGGGATGGAACCAGACGACACGGCCGATGGTGGGCTTGATGATGGTAGGGGTCATGTACTGCCTCAAGGTGTTGAACCGGCTGCCGGCCGGCGCGGGGTGATGGGTTTGCGGCAGTTCTCCAGGCCCGCCAGCAGCTCGCCCTCGTAGCCCTCGCGGCGCTCAATCTCGGCCATGGCGGCCTGGGCGAACTGGTCGAGCGTGGCCGTGCTGGCCAGGCCCTCGGTGGGCATCACCGGGCGCACGGGCACCGGCTCCTTGCACTCCACCGGCACGGGCACGTTCACGCGCTGAATTTCCACATGCTTTTTGGTCGCGCAGCCCGCAATCAAAGCGCAGGCAGCTATCAATGCGATAGCACATTTCATGGCTTCGCCCTCCCCTTGAGCCAGTCCGACACGCGCACCTGGGCGCTTCGGCAGTCGTCGCCGGGCACGGCGGCCGGCGTGGCCAGGATGGAATCGGCCTTCTCGTTGTGGCCGCGGGCCTTCACTGCAGCGGCGGCGCGGGCGGCCTTGGCCTCGTCGGCGCGCTTGTCGGCCAGGATGCGCAGGTCTTCCACGGCATCACTGCAGGCGCTGGCCGCCTCGCGCGCGCCGTCGCGTTGCTGCTCCATGGCGGTCACGTCCGCTTCGGCCTTGGTGGTCTTGTCGCGCTGGCCCAGGTAGGCCCATCCCAGGGCGGCATTGAGCGCAAGGCTCAGGCCTGCGGCCCACATGAGGGGGGTGCCGGGGATCATTCCCACCACCTCCACCAGCGCATCCACATGGCGATCAAGATCGGGTTCACTGCATGGCCTCGCATTCCGCACGGTCGCGGTAGCCGTTGCGGGCATCGGCGTAGCAGGCCCGTAATTCTCCTTCGGCGCGCGCATTTTTGTCGCCGCAGCGTTCGAGCACTTTGCCGGCCTCGATGTACCAGAACGGCGCGAGATCAGCTTCATGCGATGCAATTTCAATCAGATCACAGGTGCCTCGCACCGTGCTATATGGCACGACGGTGCAGCCCGCCAACGCGACGACGGCCAGGATCAAGATGGATTTCATTGGTGACCTCCTTGGACAGATTCGGCGCAGCGCGCCAGCGGCACATTGCCCAGCCGGTTGTCGGCCCAGCCGACGATGAACATGGGCTTGTTGATCTGCAGGTAGTGCGCGCCCTGCTGCACGTCGATGAGTTTCAAGGTCAGTTCGCAGGCCTTCACGCGCCCGCGCTTGCGCTCCAGGGCCTGGTAAGCGGCCAGGGTCATCCCGCCGATCTGGCCGTCAGGGGCCACCTGGGCGAAGTCGGCGCCGCCGCGGCTCAGGTGGTTCAGCGCCTGCTGGAACCAGCGCGCGGCGCGCGGCGGCCCTGCGTTGACGCCGGCATCCACCAGCTTCTCGCCCACTGCCGGCGACAGGGCGATCACCCGGTGGAAGCCGGGCCGCTCGATGTAGTCCTGGGTGTAGATGCGCTGGGCGGTGGCCTTGGGCAGCTCGCGCATGGGGCCCTGGTAGCCGTGCTCGCGGGCGACTGCCACAGTGACGCCGTGGTTCGTCTCGCCGCCCGGGTCGGCGGGGTTGTTGACGTAGCCGCCCTCGACCGCGAAGACACCGGCAACGATGGCAAGTACAGCGGCGCCCAGGGAGCCCCAGACCTTTCCGGGCACGGTCGGCGTGTTCACTCGTCGGCCCCCAGCGAGCCGAAGTCGGTTTCTCCGCTCTTGCGGTCGGCCCACCGCTTGATCTTGATCCCCCAGGCGGTTTCCTCGCGCACCCACTTGCGGACCAGATAGACGATCTGCAGGATGATGAAGAAGAACGTGGCCAGGGCCACGGCATTGTTGAGGGTCCAGCCTGTGGCCAACAAGCCTGGAGAGGCTTTCGCGGCCTCGACCGCAATGTCGTGGATTTCCTGTTTCATGACCGGGATGATTCCCGGCCATGCCCAAACGCCCCAGCCCTATACCGGGCGGCTACCCGTTCTCCCGGGCCATTTCCCGCATCTGGCCGCGCAGGGCCTTGGGCGCGGTGTCGGCAATCCGCTGGGTGCGGTCCTTACCCATTTCGCGCACCTTCTTCCAGATGTCAGGCATCTTGACCACGATGGGCTGGTCCGGGTTGTCCTCGTTCCAGTCGGCCAATCGCTCGCGCACGCGCTGCAGAGCGGCCTCATCCTTGCGAAACAGCGCATCCGCCCACTGGGCCTTGATTTCTGCGCTGCTCTGGACGTAGAAGCTCTTCATGCGCTGCTTGTAGGCGGTCGCCTCCGCGTCATCCGCCACGCTGCGCGGCTGGAACCCGATGGCCTTGGCGATGGCCTCGTCCAGCGTGGTGTCGATGACCTTGTAGCCCTTGGTGTCCTTGTAGATTCCGCTCGTTGCCATGTCCGCGCCCTTGACGGCGTTGCGCACGGCGGTGGGCGCAACCTCCAGCGCCGCGCCAGCCACATCCCCCGTCAGCGCCTTGCGCGCACCGGTGAAGCCGCGCGCCACCAGGTCGCCGGCTGGGCCAGCAATCTCCAGCAGATCGCGTTCGCGGCTCTGCTTGGTCATCAGCAGGCCGGTTCCGGGCAGCAGGTTGCCCATGCCCAGGCGGCCGGACACGTCGATGGGCGCACCCGGCAGGCCCGAAACGCCCTGCTCCACGAAATCGCCCAGCTCCCTGCCGATGGTGTCGCGCAGCAGCTGCTTGCGCCAGTGCTTGGTGCTGATGTTGTAGCCCATGAGCTGGCCGGCGCCGTCGATCAGGTCTTCGGCATCCTGCATGAACGGCAGGCCGCCAGCACCACCGGCCAGCAGCAGCATGGCAACGGCCCAGCCCACGGCGCGCTTCCCCTCGGGCCCGCCCTGGGTCCACATGCGCTGCATCAGCTCCAGGTAAGACACGCTGTAGGTCTTGAACGTGAACAGCGTGCCCCCGACGGCGCCGCGCGCCCACTTCGGCTTGTTGGCCTTGCTGTAGACGAACTGCGTTTCGACCACGGCGCGGCGCGCGAACTGCGCAGGGGCTGCCAGGCCCTGCTCCTTGGCCATGCGGTAGGCGGCAATGAACGTGCTGCGTCGGTTGAACTGCTCTGCCAGCGCGAACGGCTGGCCCCATGCCACCTTCACGCGCTCCCAGTTGTTCGCGGCTGCGGCCCTGGCGTCACCCATGCGGGTGCCGTCGCCCGTGCGCAGCGAACCCGTGCCCCGCGCCTGCGCCATGAGCTGGTGAATCTCCTGCGGGCTCACCACGCCGTCGTCCTGGGCCGATTGCAGCGCCTGAGCCAGGTCGGGCTCGTACTTGCCGCCGCGCGCCATGTCGCGAAGCGCACCGGCCATCTGGGCAGCGGCCTTGCGCATGCCGCCGTACTGGCTGAGCCATGGCATGGTGATCTGGAAGGGCTGCGTCATGTTGACCAGGGCCGAAGCCGCCGATCCGCCCAGGTACTGCGCGAACAGCATGCCGCGCACGGCCTGGCCTTCCTCCTGCGGATCTTGGATGTAGGAGCGCAGGCCCATGGCCACGTCGCGCAGCTCGCCCTGCTCCTTGGGGATGTCCTGGATTGCCTGCTCCAGGGTGCCCGCGTTCAGGCCGCCGGCCGCCAGGCGCGCATTCGAGTAGACGAAGCCGGCGAGCACCCGGCCCACGTCCTCGCTGTAGCCGGTGATGCCCTTGCGGTGGATCAGGCGCTTGAGCGCCGAATTGTTGTTCTTGGCCAGCTGCAGGTAGGCCTGGAAAGCCTTGTCCTGCGCGCCTTCGCCCTGGCTGTCCAGGCCGAGCATGCCGCCGAACTGCTCCAAGCTCTCCGGCGTGATGCCCTGGAACAGCTTGTAGGCCTCATCGCTCATGGTGCCCTGGGTGACGGCCGCATCCTTGAACTCGCGGCGCATGCGCTCGGCCATCAGGTTGGCGTCGCGCATCGTCTCGAACATGCCGAAATACTCGCGCGTGCCGTCCTGGCCCACCACGTCCACGGTGTAGCGGCCGAAGCGCGACAGCGGCGCATAGCCGGCCTGCTGCAACTCCTTGGCGCGCTCGTAGGTCTTGACCACGGCATTGTTCAGGCCCAGCAGGCGGCCGGCCTGGTCCGGGTTTTCTCGCGCCTCGGCCTGGAGCGTGTCGGTCAGCAGCGCCATGGCGTCCTCCGCGCTGGCCTGGCTCAGCACCGGCTCGCGCAAGGCGGCGTATCCGGCGCCCAGCGCCCGCAGCATGTCGGCGCGTGCGGTCATGTCGATGGAGCGGTCGATGGCGCCGCGCGCCTCTTGGTACAGGCTCACCTGCTCCGGGCTCAGGCTGAACAGAGTTTCCAGCTCTTTCGCGCTCCAGACAACACCCGGCTTGAGCACCTTGCTATCAAATCGGGAGTTAACGGCCGCCTCGTACTGCGCCAGAGGCAGGCCCTTCCACATCTTGAGCACGCCCGGGTCCAGGCGCTCGCCGCGCAGCATCAGCTGGGCCTTGTCGTCAGCCGGGAGGTTGGCGTATTTCTTGGTCAGGTCTTCCACCAGCACCGCGGTGCCGTCCACGTCGCGGCCCCACATCAGCGTGCCCTCGAAGATCGGCCGGCCGATGGCCTTGTTGTCGGCCGCCGTGATGGGCTTCTTCTTGAGGTCGGCCAGCGTTTCCACGCGCGGCAGCAGGCGCGGCGCGCGGTCGGCCGCGTCGTTGCCCAGCATGGACACGTCATCAATGAACTGCTGGGCAGCCTCGTACACCGGCTTGAACGCGGGCGAGCGCTCGCCCAGGTGGCGCATCGTGCCCACGGTCTTGTCCCACAGAGACACCTTGCCGGGGTGGCTCATGGTCTGGTGGAGCTTGTCGAGCGCGCTGGTCTTGAGCGCGCCCAAGTCGGCCGCCCCAAAAAACGCCTCGTCGCGCTCGGATTGCCCGTCCGCCCCTTGCTTGGCCACAATGCGGTCCTTCCCGGCATCGCTGCGGGCGTTGGACGGCAGGGCTCCACTCGTAGTGGCGTCGAAATCCGTCGTGCCGGGGGGCTTGCTGATGTGGGCCTTGCGCCACCCGTTCAGGTGCTTTTCGGTTAGAATTTTCTTGCGCCCCCGTTGTAGGGCGGCCTGTCCGGGGAATTGGACCCCGGCGCGCCGCAACACTTCGGGGGCGTTTTTCGTGTCCAGGTACTGCAGGTTCCCACTGGCGGCCAGAAAGCCAGGTGCGGGGATCTTGCTGCCGGTCTTGGCATAGGCCGTCACCAAGAGCTGAAACGGTGCAGCTTTTCCCCGCTCCGCTGGCGTTGGGGCGGGCTCCACTACAAGCATCACCGGATACCCCGCCAGCAATTCCGGCGCGATCACAACCAGGCGCCCCGTGTCGCGCGGGTCGCTATACACCATGGCCGGGTTCTCCAGCCAGCCCGGCACCTTCTTCCAGGCCGCAGCCGTCATTTCCGGGTGGTTCGTCAGCCCGTCGAGCAGGTGGCGTTCGTTGAGCATCAGGGGCACGTCCGAATGCCCCAGCAGACCCATCACGTCCGAGCGGTCGAGCACCGCGGTCCCTACCTGCGCCTTCCCACCGTTGAACAGGGTGTCGATGCGGCCCTCGTAGGTGGCGCGTGTCTGCGGAGACTGCACGAAGGCGTCGCCTACCTGGCGTTGCTCCTTGCCGCGCTGGCGTAGCGCCATGTCCTCGCGCATCACCGCCACGCCCAGCTCCAGCGCCTGCGACAGCGCGTCGTGGGCGTCCTGCGGAAGGCCCAGGATGCTGCGCAGGATGCGCACGAAGCCATCCCATGCGGTCTTGAGCGTTCCACCGGGCGGCGCGCTGATGCCGCGCAGCGCGCGCTGGAACTCGGGGTTGGTGAAGGCCTCGGCCACGAACTCGCCCACGTTCTTCATGCCGTACTCGCCGGCCGCGCCACCCTGGCGCTTGACGTGCTCGTAGAGGCGGTGCATCTGCAGAGAGGCAAGGCCCTTGCGGTCCAGCGCGCGCAGCGTGGCAGCGTGCATCAGCTCGTGCATGACGATGTGCTCGGCCTGCAGCTCGGCGCCGGGCGTCATCGTCACCGTGTCGAACTTGCGGCTGTACTTGCCCAGGAACTTGAAACCCCCGTCGCTGCCCAGGTCGCCATGCTCCAGCTGCACGGTCGGCGTGATGCCGGATTTCAGCAGCAGGCGCGCCACCTGGCGGTTGAAGCGCGATTTGCTGGTGCCTGCCACCAGGCGAAGGATGTCGCTGGCTGGCTTGCCCTCGCGCACCATATCCATGACGGCGCGGTCGGTGGTCCCGGCGGCGCGGGTGACGGCCGCAGAGCGTGCCATGGTGGACAAGAACCCGTCCACGTTGAATCCCGCCCCGGCGGCCGATCCATCGGCTGGCATATCTGCCGTGGATGCGCGGCTGAAGGCGGGGCCACCGGACTCCGACCAATCGGCGCCACCCCGGCCAGCATCCGATTCCAGCCGCTTGAAAACGCTCTGGATGTACGCCCGCGCCTCCGAGTTGTGCAGGGAGCGCAGATAGGCCGCCGCCTTGTCCATCTTCAGGAACTGCGCCACATCGGCCAGCCAGTTGGTGACGCGGCGCACAAGCATGGCGCGCGCCGTCTGGTTCAGGTGCGGGCCGCCGTTGGGCTCCGCCAGAATGGCCAAGGCCTCGTCCACCCCGCGTGCCAGGGCGTACTCGCGGCCTCCGAACTCCTCGGCCCGCAGGCCATCCGCCGTGGCCGCCCAGCGGTCGGCCTCGTCCCTGATCGCCTTGTCCCGGCGGTACAGATCCATCATCTGCCCGGTAAACTGCTCCTTGGTCAGGAACTTGCGCAAACCGAAATGGAACAGCTCATGGAACAAAGTCCTTTGCACAGCCGCCCGGTCGCCAAGCTGGTCGCGGAACAGGTAGATGGCGCCGTCGTGGACAGCACCCGCCACGTTGTCATTGCGTGCGACACCCGGCAACTGCCCGAAAGCGGTGTCCCTGATCCGAATCGGGGGCTGCTGCGCAAAGTCACCGATGCGTTTTTCCACTTCATCGGCTATCACCGTGTCGGAGAGCCATTCCGCAGCCGACTGCGGGACTGATTCGGTAGAGCGGCTGAACAGGACCAGGTTGCCGCCCTCCCCCTCACGGGTCTGGATCACGTCCGCCAGGTTGTCGAATGCCGCGTTGATCGCCTTGCGCTCCACGCCAGCCGGGAACGGCCGCTTCCAACCCCAGGGCGTTGCAATGCCTGCGTTCTCGGGCCCGTGGTTGAGGAACGGGCTCTTGCCGCTCTGCGCCGCGATCTTGTCCTCGACGTAGCCCTGGAAGGCACGGGCGGCCAGCTCATGGGGCTTGGTCCAGTAGTCCTGCCCGCGGCCCTGGTCCAGCTCCTTCGCGTCCATGACGAAGCGCGTGGGCACCATGCGCGTCTTCTCGGCGCCGCTCTGGGCATCGGCCAGCATCTTGAGCCGGCTGCTGTAGAACTGCATGTCACCGCGCAGTCGGTCCAGCGGGCCGTCGCCGGAGGCATTGAAGCCCTGCCGGCCGCGAACGGCCTTCATCACGGCGCTGAGCTTGTTCAGAGCATCGTTGGTCCAACGGATACCCGATCCGACAGCGCGCGCGCCGGCCTTCGACTCCACATGCAGCTCCAGCAGCTCACCAGCCACGATCCTCTCGGCCAGGGTGTCGAACTCGGCCAGCTGCTCTGCGGAGGCTGGCTTGTTGTGGCGCTTGTAGTAGCGCTCGTCCAGGTTGCGAGCCAGGTCATCGCGCATGCTCTTAAGGCGGCGCTCCACATCCTTGCGCGCGCTGGCCACGAAGCGGTCGGCCTGCCCCGTGTCGGCGACGTAGCCCTCGGCCTTGCGCGAAATCGTCCGCATCAGGTCGGCATAGGCCTCGCGCACCTCGGCGCGCATGCCAGAGCGCTCGCCGCGCGTTCCGCCACTGGCCATCGAGTCCTCGGCAGCCAAGTGCACGGCGAAAGAGCGCGTGCCATCCTTGGCAACCACCCACTCGGCCGGCGCCTTGCCGTCCTGCCGCCCGAAATAGTGGTCCAGCGCGTGGAACCACTCGTGGGCCAGCGAGCCGGCCCCGTTCAGCTTGGTGAGGTTGATGACCGCCTTGTCCAGCTCGTAGTGGGCGCGCGCGCCGCTCAGGCCTTTGCCCCGCGCACCAAAGGCCAGGGCCAGCTCGCCGTTCAGGCTGATGGCCCGCGGCGGGATGCCCATGACCTCTGCCAGGTCCAGCAGGCCGTCGTAGGCATCGTTCAGCAGATCCTGGCGCTCCTTCTGGTTGTTCCAGTTGCCGAACTCCACGCCCCGGAAGCCGAAGACCTTGGTGAAATCGCTGTCCCGGGCATCGCCGTCGCGCCGCGCCGCGCCGATGCGCTGGTCCGAGTCGGGCTGCGGCAGGTCGGCCTCACCAAAGGTCGTGTTCGTCTCGATGATCTGCTGGGCGTTCTTCGCCATGTGCTCCAGGGCCGCCTCGCGCGTGGCGAAAACAAGGTCCACCACCTTGACGCGCTTGCGCTCGGTCACGTCGCGCCAGATTTCCCAGCCCGTGCCATCGCCCTCGCGCACCGGAACGGCGCGGTGCTTCTGCGCCACGGCAATGAGCGGGATGGCCTGCAGAGCCTCATCCTCGCTGGCGTAGCTGCGCTCCCCCACGCGGCGGGGCTGGTTCAACGCATCCTTCGAGCGGGTGTCGTGCACGGACCAGCGGCCTTCCTCGCCCGCACGGCTGCTCTTGACGATCTGGCTCACCTCGAAGCGCCGGGCCCAGGCCGGGCGCTCATCGGTGTTGCGCGTCCGACCAGCCTTCGGCCCCGTGGGCGCTGCGGTGTCCTTGCGTGCACCGCCGATCTTCTCGCCGAAGTCGGTGATGTTCTGTTTGGCTGCAGAGCGTTGCTCGGCGTCTTTCTTTGGCTGAGCTACAGCGGCAGGCTGCTCCACAGTCTCCTTGCTGCCCGTGGCTTCTGCAGGCTCGTCGATGGCGCTGCCGCGCGCCACGGGGCCCGCCTTCAAGGCCTTGGCATCCGGCTGCGTGCCGTGCACGCGCTCGCGCTCCCCTGCTTTGTCCACCCAGGCGTCGCCCTGCTTCTCCACGGCGCGCACGGTCACGCTCCACTGCCCATCCTCGCCCGCCGGCTGGTATGCGATCACGCGGTCATGGCCGCTGTAGCCCTGCACGACGTTCCCTGGCGCGAAGTAGTCGGCGCGCGCCTTCGCTTCCGCCTCGGCCTTCTTGGCCAAGACGCCACGCGGCTTCTTCGGAGCTGCGGCAGCAGGCACAGCGCCTTGCTCCTTCGCTGGCGCATCTGCTGCACTTTTTGTAGCTGCCGGCGCTTTATCAGCAACGGCTGCAGGCGATTCTTGAACCAGTTCTTCCACTGCGGCCGGAGCCTGTGCTGGCGACTGCGGCGCGGGCTCGGCAGCAGGAGCTTCTGCAGGCCCGGCCGGCTCAGTGGCAACTGCGGCGGGCGCCGACTGTGCTGCGGCGGATTCCCGCGCATCCGCTCTTGATTTTGTAGCTGCCTGCGCTTGTTGCATAAGCGCCGCGGGCTGCTGCGGAGGGGAAATTGCATCTGCTAGCTTGCGCTGAATGTCGCCGTTGAGGCTGCCCCAGGCAGCGCCGTGCACGTTCTTCCGTGCAATGGGCTTCAAGTCCGTGCGCTGGGCCACAGCCTGGCGCTCAGCGGCAGGCATGCGGGTCCAGGCATCGCCCGCGCTGGCGACGCGCTGGGCGCGCTGTTCGCGCGTTTCTGCTGCCGGCGCTGCTTGCGCACCAGGCGCTGCCGCTGCTTGCGCTCCAGGGTTCGCAGTCGAGGGGCTGCCATCGGCTACCCCCGTGGTTGCGACAGCGCCTTGCGAGCCTGCGCTTCCTTGAGCATCTGGTGCTGCGCTTGCGTCTGCTGGCGTTGCTCCGACTTGCGGCGGTTGCGCGCGATCTTGCTGGGCTTGGGCGGCTTGAGGGCCATCGGTCACTCCTTGGGTGGTGAGGGGAACGGAAAGATCGGCCGGGACGGGGCCGGCGTCCTCGGTCATGGAAGCGAAAGCGCCATCGGCGCGCTCGGCGCCAGGCACGGTGCCGGCCTGCTCGGCGTCCAGTTCGGCCTGCAGCGCCTGCTGGTCCAGCTGCTCACGCTCGGCGCGGCGACGCGACAGCTCCTGTGCAAGTTGCATACGCACGTCGCGCGTCTGCGCGCCTCGGAAGGCGTCGGACAGCTGGGCGTCGGACCAGCCGGCCATGTGTCCGCCCGGAGGAATCTCGCCGGTTTCAGGGTCTACGCCTTGCTGCGCTTGCGGTTGTTGCTCTTGTTTTTGAGTAGGTGCGGCGGGCTTCTGGCCCTCCTTGGCGGCCAGCTCGGCGGCCTGTGCCTGCGCTGCGGCCTGCTGCATCTGCCCGGTCACGCCGGTATCCACGGCCAGCGCCGCGCCAGCCGACAGCGGGCCAGCGGCGGGGTCGAGGCCCATGCGCACAGAAGGGCGCTCGGCGACGCCCGTGGACTGGAAAATCTCGTCGTCGGGGCCGGTCACGGCGCGCGATGCGTCCAGCTCAACCTGGCGGCGAGCGGCGGCAGCGGCCTGCTGCTGGGCCAGCATCGCGGCTCCATCGGGCGGCGTCGTCTGCGGGCCCGGCTGCTCGCCCTGCTCCTGCGCCTGCAGTGCGGCCAGCTGGTCCGTGTAAGCCTGGCGCACGCGGTCCATTCCGGCGCTCGGCGCGGCCGACGCGTCACCGGTTGGCGGCGGCACGGGCTGGCCCGGTTCGCCGGCCGGCGGCGCGAGGTCAGCGCCTGGGGCGGGCTGGCGCGCACCGTGGTAGCCGGCGGCGGCGCCGCCCATGGCCGCACCAGACAGCACGCCCATGACGGCGGCCGAATCGACATCCTGCAGCCAATCCTTGCCCAGGGCCAGATTCTGGAAAATCTGCTCGGCCAGCGACTGCGGCAGCTCCTCCAGGAAGCCCTCAGAAATCGCGCCCTCGATCACGCGGCGCGGGATTCCCTTCACGGCCTGCTGCTGCACCAGCAGATTGGTGGCTGCGCGCGCGCCGGCAGAGCCAGCCTCGTCCGCCATGCCCTTGGCGCCCTGCGCGATCATGGTGTCCACGTCGCCGATGCCAAGCTTCTGCGCGACACGGCCGCCCAGCGTGCCCACGGCGCCGCCCACAATGCCGGTCGCGCCGGCCAGTGCGGATTGGCCTGGCGTCAGCAGGCCGTCCGGGGTTTCCTGGCGGATTTGCTCGGCCGCGGAGCCGGCCATGGTCACGCCCTCGCCTGCGGCGCCAGCAAGCGCCGCGCCCTTGGCGCCCATCTGGCCCAGCTTGGTGGCCGCCATCAGGCCGCGCGCGGCCACGCCGCCCAGGCCCATGGAAGGCAGGGACTCGCCCACGGCGGTGGCGATCAGACTGGGGTTCTGCAGCGCCGTGACGGTCTTGTCTACGATGCCGTCGGCTTCCTGGAACTTGCGCTGCGCCTCCTTGGTGGCATCGGAGTGCCAGTCGTTGACAAGCTCCTTGGCCTGCTTGGGCCGGAAGCCCACGGAGCCGCCCTCGTTCTCCAGGAACTTGCCCACCCGGCCGCCCGTGGGGATGTCCGCCAGGCCGACGATGGCCTCGGGCACACCAATGGCGCCTTTTACGGCTGTCGCAGCAACGTCGCGGGCGTAGTCGGCAAGCGAACGCTTTGGCCCAGCGTCCGGCGTCGCCGTGTCGGGGTCGAATGCGAACTTGGATGGTTCCGTAGGTTTCGCGGAAGTGGGGTCGAATTCAATTGCCATCCCCCACTGTCCCGCCGCAAGGCTCTGGAGAGAAACCCTATGCCGGTCCGGCGCTGTACATTCACATCACGGAGGGGCACTATGTACTGGAAGAAGGCCGTTTTAATTTCTCTTCTTGCTTTGGGATTCGGTATCGCGAATGCACAAGTTCACCGGTGCAAGGACGCCACCGGAAAGCTCATTTTCTCGGACCGCCCATGTGATGTTGGTCAGTCAGGTGGCCAGGTTCTGCGCAAGCGCACGCAGGAAGAAATCCTGCAGGAGCGGGAGCAGGCCTACGAAGCCGAGAGCCGCAAACAGGATCGCCTCATTGCGGAGCAGGAGCGCGAGTTCGTCGAGAGGGAGCGCCGGATAAGGCAACAGCAGGCCCATCCGCAGGTGCAGCAAGCCGGTAACGATTGGCAGTCGCGCAAGGATCGGGAGAACGCGGCAACGTCGGCTGGAAGCATCACCAACAACGGCGGGAGATGGGACGCGAATGCGCGTGCAGAGCGTGCGGCAAAGTACCGGGAAGAGCTTCGCAAGCGTGGGCCCGAGCCAGAACCCGAGACGGAGGAATTCAAGGTTAAGGGCTGCAACGCAAGCGGCTGCATAGACACCAGGGGCGGAACGTACACAGGTGGCGCAATCATGCGCAGGAACGATGGACGGCAGTGCTCGCGATCTGGCAACACGATAGTCTGCGATTGACGCTTCGCACGCCTGATGGAGCCCGCATAGTTCGTGCAACCGGCTGAACCAACTCTGCTGGCCACCGGCTTTGTTTTGGGAGTTGCCTATGACATGTTCGGGGTTCTTCAGGACCGATATTCCTCGCCACACTCGATCAAAGTCGTGATTCGACACCCAATCAATCCCGCAGCAGTACTGCCGCTCCATAGCGTCGGCGCAATACCTCCAACGCTCGCCGCGCACGCTCCGGGTTTGAGAACCATGGCGTTCTCTGCTCCAACCCATGCTTCACATAGATCACGCACACGCGCACTGCCACTGCTTCCGGCCCGCGTTGGTCGTTCCCATCCATCTACCGCCTCCCTACCTGTCTAGTTGCGTCGAGTCTGCGCCACCACACGGATCTTGTGGTGTGCGGAATCGGCGGGGTTTTGGCTGATTCCGGGAGCCCTCACTCTACCTAGCCGCAACCTAGATTCCAGGGTCGAAAAGCACCGTTTTGGTGCGCATTTCGAAATATGTGGTTCAGGCGGAGGTCAAAACGCCGTTTTCCAGTTCAGGTAACGTGCGCGCCGCCTGCTACAGTCCCTGCAGGAGGGACACCATGGAAGCAACCACATCCAAGCAGGCCTCTCGTTTCAGTCGGCCAGTCGTTCACCTCGGCGCCATGATGCTGGCTGCCCTGGGCAACCCGCTCATCAAGTACGACACCCAGCCGGTGTTCACCTGGCTGACCACCTGGCTGTCTCCGCTGATCGTCGCCAGCGTGGCTTACGGCATCTACCTTGCAGTGGCCCGTCAGCGGGCTAAGTCCGCATGGACCGCCGGGTTCTTCGGTGTCGCCTGGGTCGTCCTGGTCATCGTCGTGGTTTCGCCGTACATGGAAAGAGCCAAGAGAGCCGAGCACGTCGCGCCAGCGGCACATGCAAATCAAACCGCCGATGCGATGCCCGGCGGATTCCATTTCGACCCGAGCACCGCCCGCAAGGTTGAGGATGCAAGGTAGCCTCAGGCAGGCTCCCAACCGCCCCCCGTGTACCGAGCACGCCGCCCCTGGCCATCCACGTAGACGGCTCCCTTTTCGAATTGCGGACGGCTCTTTCCCGCCCCATGCCCCGACTCAACACGCTCCACCTGCCCGGTTTGTGCGTTGTAGCGCACGATGCTGCCCTCGCTGGTCGAGCCATCGGCGTTCTTGGTGGTGGGCGTGACCTGCAGCTTCCACGGAGATTCGGCCTGCTTGCCAGACAGATCGCGGATCTGCTGCGCCACCGCCGCGCGTTCCTCGGGCGTCTTCGCCGCCTCGTAGCGCGCCTGCAGCTGCTCCTGGCGCTGCCCCTGGCGGATGTCGAAGCCGCGCACCTGTTGCTCCAAGTCGAGCTTGCGCCCGTCGATGGCGCGGCGCGCTTGCGCATCGAAGCCACGGGCCTGCACTTCGGCCAGGTTGCCGCTCAGAGCGTTGTCGGACACGTAACGGGCCGTCGCGTCCTTGGCATTGGCCTCGGATGCGCGCAGCGCCGCTGCAGGCTCTGCCTCACGCATCTTCATGTCGTTCTGCACCATAGCCGCATGGCGCATGCGCTCGGGGGACACGTCGCCGCGGCGGTGCTGGTCCCAGCGCCCGCCGTTGTTCATGATCGAGCTGGCGGACACCTCGGCATTGCGCAGGTCGTTGCGGGCCTGCCAGGAATTGCCGCTGTGCAGCACCTGCGGCGCCTGCACCGTCTGTGGCGCGCCGCCGGGGGCAAAGCCGCGTGCCTCGATGCGGCCCATGGACTCCTGCTGCTGGCGGCCGGCCAGTGCATCGGCTGCCGCCATGTTCTGCGCCGATGGCAGGCCGCGCGGCGTGGCGCCGTCAACGGCGCCCTGCGCCGTGTCGGAGTAGCTGTTGCCGCTGCGGTAAACGCCGGACATCACCTGGCTGGCCTCGGGAGTGCCTGGCTTTGCGCCCGGACTCGCATCCCCTGCGGATGCAGGGCCGATAGGAGGCACATTGCCACCGCCGCGCTGCACGTCGGTCTTGAAGCCAGGAATCCCGCGGGGCTCCGCAGGCGCTGGCGCAGCCGCTTGCTGCACGGCTGGATTTACAGCCGGCGGCTGTGCGGCGGGCGCCGGCTTCTGGCCGATGGGGGTTGCGTCACCGGTCACGAAGGTCTTGAGCGCCTGGGCCGCAGGGTCGATGGCGCGTGCCGCGCTGTTGGCGACATCCTCGCCGAGGCCGAGAAGCGGCGCCGCAGCAACGCGCGCAGACTGGCCCACGGCCGCGGGCAGGCCTCCAGTCCTGTAGGCGTCCTTCGCGTCTTGGGCTGCGCCCTGGACTGCCGCAGTGGTGTTGGGGAAGGCGTCAGCCACGAAGCCCGACATGCCGCGCCCGGCGCCTGCGGTGGCTTGCGTTGCGCCGTAGATGTTCTTTCCGGCGTCCGGGGAGTTGTTCGGGAAGATGCCGATCTGGCGCTTGCGCTCGTCCTCCACCAGACCGCCATTGGCGAAGAACTGGCGAGGTTCCTCGGGCTTGGCCTTCGGCGCGAAGCCGCGCATCGGGGCGTGCGTGGCGGCCTTCATCTGGTCGAGCGCCTGCACACCGATGGCGTGCACCTGCTCGGGCGGCATCTTGAACTCGCCGTTGCTCAGGTTGACGGGCACCTTCTCGCCGCCAGGCTGGAAGCCGCGCGCGCCCATGGCCGCGAGCTGCTCGCTCCCCACGGCCTGGGTGCTGTCGGCCGGCATGATGTAAGTGCCCTCGGGAACCTCGTCAGGGACATCATCCGAGGTGCCAGTACCTGGCCCGCGCACCATGCCGCCATCCGCAAGGCCGGCGGCCTTCTCGCGGCGCTTCATTGCGCCCATGGCGGCATAGTCCGTGACGGCTGCTGGCGCGGCCGGCTGCGCGGGTTGCTGGGCTTGCTGCTGCTGGGCCTTTTCCTGCGCTGCCTGGGCACGGTAGGCCGCAATGCGCGCGTTGTGTTCCTCGTCCATGCCGAGCGCGCGCTTGACGCCCTGCACCAGGCCGCCGTCTGCAAATTTTTGGGGTTGAAAGCCTCGCATGGAGCCTCCTTTGAATCACGTATTGCGATTCTTCGGCTTGGCGATGTTTCATCAAAGCCCTATACGGGGCGCCAAGACGTCGATGTCAGTAGCGCTCGTATTCCTTCGGCAACTGCTTGCGCAGCAGCTCGGCCTGGTGGGCGTGAAAGCAGTGATCCCTGTCCCAGAAGAACAGGCCGTCGATGAACGCAGCAGTCCACCCCAGTACCGATGCCCCTTGACACGCATGCGGTGGGCCCGGGCGCTCATGGTTTCGTCGGCGGTGCCGCCAAGCAGGGTATTGGCGAGTTGGTCGATGGCGATGGCGATCTGGATCACAGCGTCACCGCCAGTGCGAAAAGATCGTCAAGCTGCTCCGGAGTACCGCCAAGCTGAGCCCACATTCCTTGCAGGAATGCGTTGCCCCTCTCCCAGGTGTCGGCCTCGTACTCGATTTGCGCTGCGCGCCGAGTGGCGGCGTCTCCGATGGCGGCAATGCTCGCCTCCACTGCATCGAGCAGACCGGATTGGAGCAGCGCCAGCCGGCCTTGGCGGCGGGTGCATCGCTGCGGTGTTGCGGTTGCGTCTGTCACGACCTCGCCGCCGTGCGTGATGACCATGCTGCCAATGGTGATTGTGTGCTGTGTCATGCGTAGCTCTTTGCGATGTAGCCGATACCGCAGTTTGCGGATGGCGCCGTTGCAACGGCGGTCACGTACACTTCAAAACTGCGCATGAATTGCACGGCATTCGGTAGCCCGATCGCAATGTCCGCAGGTGAAGCCGAGGCAAAGCCCGTGGCGCCAATGAATACCTGCGCCTGTGAGGCTGATACGGTGAGGGTGTCGTCATAGATGACACGACCATCTGCCGTTACTTCCACACGCCACGTTCCACCGGCGCCCTTGATAGTCCCGAGAAACTCGATTGCGCCGCGCCCCGTGATACTCAATGCGTTCGTTCTGGCACCCACTGCGAGTATGCCAAGTACAACCTTGGTACTTCCAGCGAGCTGGGCGTTGATGTTCGCACTGGCCACCGTCAGTAACTTCGGGGCAGGCATGGCTGCTGTGCGCTGATAACTGCGTGCCACGTAGTTCGTCGCATCGTCAGCCGGATCGGTCGTGCCGCCGCCGGTTGCCGTGATGCGCTCGTAGTCCTCCTTGTCGGCAGGGCTCTTGACGACCTCGTACTGGCGTACAGTCATGCCGCTGGCCCAAGTTCTCATGGCACTCTCCACAACCATGTAGGCGCTGGCACTGAGGCCGAACGCCATACGGTCCTCATCCGTGATGGCATAGGGCTCCCCTTGCGCAAGCTGTCCCGCCGCCGCGGCCGCGTCGAGCTGCGAGCGCGTACCGCGCTTGAAGCGAATGCGCGCCGGCATGCTTAGAACGTCCCACCATCCACCACTTCGACCGCCAACGTCACGAACGCATTGCCTGCATCCTTGGTCCAGGACAGGCTGGAGTTCAAACGGAGCACGCCGTCCGTGCCGTCCGTGCCCCAGACGTAGCCGCTCGTGCCGCCGGCAACAACAGCCACCTTCTCATCCGAAGATCCTGCGGGGATGTTCAGCGCGGTCTTGAAGGCGTTGAAGGTGACTTTCTTTTCCTTCTGGCCCGTGCCGTCCGCGTCGTGGATGATGATCAAGTCCGCGGCGCCGTCGATGGATGCCAGGGTCGCCAGGTCATCGATGGCGGGCACCACCGGCAGCTTGGTGGTGGGGTCGGTCGCAATGTGCATCGTGCCGCGGTCGGTCGTGACCATCGGCTCGCCGGCCAGCATGCCGGTGGTCGGAAGATTGGCCTTGAGGCCGCGCTTGAGTTGAAGACGTGCCATGGTGGTCACTCCTTAGAAAAATGTTCCGCCGTCGATGACGGCAAGGCCCAGGTTTGCGCGGGCCGCTTGCTTCGCTGTTTCGTCTGCGGCGATCTCGTTGAATCTGTTGTTGACCAGGAAAGCGCCGCCTGCGTCGCCGACCGTGCCGGGAGGCCCCTGCTCTGCCACGGCGACGATCTCGATGACCTCCACCTCATCCACCAGCACCGAGTCGTCGGGCTGCTGGGCCAGGATCTGGAATTCCTCAACGATCACGGCATCAGCCACGGGTCACCTCCGGCGACACGCTGATGGAGCCCTGGGCGAGGCGAGTCACGTCGCCGTTGGGGTGGACGATCTCCAAGTCCCAGACGCCGCCGTCCCAGGTCATCGCTGCGGTTTCATCATCAGCCGACAGAAGGTCGATCGTTCCTGCTGCACCGCCAAGCGAGATGCCGCCGTTCTCCGTGGTCAGGCTGAGCAGCACCACGTCCGAATCGACTTCGGCGCGCACCTGCATACGCGCGGTGCAGCCCGTCAGGTCGATGGGCGTGCCGCTGGGCGCCTTCCACGTCAGGCGCTTGCGGAAGGTCGCGCCCTGGTAGATGGTGAACTTGAGCTTGGCCGGAGTGGTCATGCCCTGCAGTGTTCCGGCCCGGCCATTCGGCGTCCAACCCTATACGGGGTGACGCTCTGCACGCTGTCAGATTTGCCGCGTCACCATCATGCTCGCCTGAACGCTGATTTGCGCCTATGCCAAGATCGAGTCCCAATCCGTCACGTCGCGCTCCGTGCCGCTGTAACCGCCCTTGCCGCTGACCTGGTTCATCAGGGTCGTGACCGCATTGCCGAACAGGTCCACCTTCTCGGTGGCGTTGGCCATCTTGAGCTTGCCCAGGAAGTCGGCGCGGTCCTTGGCCGCCAGTTCATCGAACTTGAGGCCGAAGCGGCGCGTTGCGGTGCGGCGCATCAACTCCACCACCTGGGCGTCGAACCGCTCGTTCAGCAGGTACACGTTGTTGGTGGCGTCCACGACGGCGTTCTGGTCGTTGATCCACATGCCGCGGGCGCGCAGCTTGAGCTTGAAGGCCTCGGCCACCTGCTGGTGCAGCTTCTTCACCCGGTCCATGTTGGTGTCGAGCAGCGCGCGCACCAGGCGCATCTTTTCGGCGCGCTCCTGCGCCAAGCGCTCTGCGTGGGCGCGCGTCAGGGCCTCGGCTGCTGTGCCGATGCTGGAGCCCTGCAGCCGGGCGACAGCCTCCAGCGCATGGCCGGGGGCGAATCGGTGCCCGGCCTGGGCCGCCGCCTCCAGCATGTCGCGCTCCTGGATGTGGGCCTGGCGCTGCGCCAGCAGAAACGCCGTGTGCGCGGGCGTGCTGTCCACCTGCTCGCTGTAGGACACGCCCACGGCAGAGGCCAGCGCCGCGCGCACGAACGCATCGGCGTCCGCGCCGGCCAGGCCTAGCCCCGGAAACAGCGCGTCGAGCTTGCTGGTGTAGTCCTCGAAGAAGGAGCCCACCACGTTGTCCAGGAACAGCGGCATCCGGTCGATCTGCGGGTCTTTGCCCTCCAGCGTGGCGCCGGCCAGCGCGCCCTGGGCCGCGTGGTGCAGCTCCGGGTAGCTGGCATTCATCACGCCCGGGCGGCCTGGCACGCTGCGCAGCGCCGCGTTGATCTCCTTGTCCACGTTGCGCTGCATCGCGGCGTCCGCTTCGCCGATCATGTCGGAAATCTTGTCGATGGCCGTGTAGACGATGGCCGCCGACATGCCCTGCATTCCAATACCTGCCGTGGCCATGGTCAGCCTCCTGCGTCGATGTTGTTGGACTCCGAAGCAGTCGAGGTCACGCTGACGCCAACGCTGTTGAGCGCCGCCGCCGCGCGCGACGAGTAGCGGCGCAGCAGCTTGATGTGCCACTCTGCCGTCATAGCGTCCAGGGTGTTGGCGCGCTCGGTCAGCGCCTTGAGCTTCTGGTTCACCGCGCCAACGGAGTCGTCCGTTGTCATGATCCGCTCGTTCCACTCGTTCAGCTCGGCGGTGCGGATGTCCATGCGCGCCTTGATGGCCTGCTCCTGGCGCTGCAGCGCGGTCAGATAGTCGTTGTTGCGCCCGAAAACATCGAACATCAGGTGCATCTGGGTGAAGGTGTGCTCCATGGCCGCGTCCAGCGCCTCGTTGCGCGCGCGAATCAGCGCCTCCGCCGCGTCAATGCGCAGCTTGTGGCGCTCGGCGGTGCGGTCGGCCTGCATCTGCGCCTGCGCGCGGCCCACCAGCAGGCCCGACTCCCGGCCGGCAACGCCCTGCAGCGCCGCCAAAGCTCCGCCCGGCAGCGGCAGGCCGCGCGCGTTGATGCCGCCTACGATCAGCCCCTGGTAGCCCTGCGCCTGCGCCACGCGGTGGTCGTAGCCCAGGTAGCCCAGGCCGTCCGCGCCATTGGCCACTCCGCGCAACCAGTCCACGGCCAGCAGGAAGCCCGGCCCGATGGGCGCCGCGCTGGCGATCACGCCCTGCATTTCGGCGGCCCAGCGGTTGGCCACCTCGCGCATCTGCCCTTCCAGGCTGCGGTCGTGCGCCGTCACCAGCGCCGCGGACTCGTCGCCCGCGTACTTGCTCAGGAAGGACTCGATGGAAGCGCCGCCGCCCGTGCTCACGCCGGTTTCGGTGTTGCGCCCGCCCAGGCTTCCAGAGCCCAGGCGCTCGGCATTGGCGTAGGCGTTCATCGCCATATTCCATGAGCGGCCCACCAGCCAGTCGTACAGCAACGCGCTCGGGAGAACTCGTCCGTTCGCCATTTTCAAATCCTCCGCTGGCTGGGCAGCACATGGAAAGTCACCGAGTCCAGCTCGAAGGCGTCGGCCTCACTGGTCAGCTCGAAGGTGAAGTAGTTGGAGCGCAGGCCGCGGCCGGTGTCGAAGCGCTGCACCTTCATGTGGTCGTCCTTGCGGCGTGCCCGGTAGGTGAACTGACTCTTGCCGACGCCCACGCGCAGGAACAGCGTGCCGGTGGAGGACACGCCGGCATACACCGCGTCCAGGTGTTTCAGCGCCTGCGTGCCAAAGTCGTGCTGGCCCAGCGCCACGCCCGAGGTGATGGCGCGGCCGGCATCGTCGGCGCCCTCCAGCAGGTACACGCCATCGGGGCGCACGCCGAAGTGCCGGCCTCCCAGCGCCGCGAAGCTGTTGAAGCCGTAGCGCTCGTAGCGCGTGATCGCCTTGCTGTCGGCGTTCACCACCCAGGCGTCACCAATGTCCACCGGCTGGCCGGTGCTGGCGTCGAACGCCACAGTGGTTAGCCGGTCGCCCACGGCGAGCTGCTCCATGATCGAGGTGAACATGGTCGCTGCGACGGTGGCCGCGTCCTCGGCCGTCACCACCTCCAGCGCCTCGGCCCAGGTCGTTGCGAAGGCCTCGGCCTCCACATCGGCGCCCACGCGCTCGATGATCGCCAGCGCGATGTACACGCGCGGCGCCAGCGGCGCGCGGTAGCCCACCGTCTCCATGATCTGCACCAGGGGCGTGAACTCGCCGCCGTAGGCCTTCATGCGCAGGCCCGGCAGACTCGATTCGATTTCCGCGTAGGTCGTCTCCCAGCTCGCGCGCATGCCCAGCGCCGGCAGTGCGGCCGTCAGCTTGCCCGTGGCCGGCACAGATGCCGTCATGGCCAGGCGCGGCAGCGTGGGCGCCAGCACCGAATATTTCACCGTCTCGTCTGGCACGCCCATGCCGATCCAGGCGGTCAGCGGGCCGATGGTCGCCACCATGGCGCCGTAGGTCGATGACTCGGCTGCGATCACCTGCAGCGGCCCGATGGTGGCCGTGATGCCCTCGCCCTGCCCGCCCGCCATGCGCAGCGCCGGCATGGTGCCGAACAGATTGCAGATGGCGGTTTCCGAGAGCTGGGCGGCCAGCGCCGGCAACTCGATCAGCAGAGAGGTTTCCGCCGAGGCATCGCCCGTCATGGCCAGGCCCGGCAGGGCGCCATTGAGCGAGCCGTCCTCCAGGTCACCCCAGGCGCCCTCGGTGAATTTTGGGTTATCCACCGCGTCCAGCGCCAGGTACAGCGTGGCGTCCAGCGCGCACTCGCCGGTCATCAAGAAGGTGCCGGCGAACAGCGTCACGCCATTGACGATCCACTTGATGAACGCTCCGTACAGCAGCGCGCTCACCAGATCGGTGCTGCCGCCGCTACGCGCCGCGCGCACATCCGCATAGGGCAGCTCCAGCACCACCGTGCCGGCGTGGATCACGCGCACCGTGTCGGCGGTGAACACCAGGCCGTAGCGCAGGTGGCCGTAGCCGTTGCGGCCCTGGGTCGGCAGATTGGCCACGGGCGAGAAGCCCACGGCCGCGCCGCCCTGGCGCGCGCCCTGCACGTCCGGCACGTCGAACGTCACCATGCCGCTCCAGTCGGCGGGCACGGTTTCAACGCTGTGCGCGCCGCTGTTCCACCCGGGGTTGAGGCCCATCGGAGATCCTGCGCCGCTGTCGTTGTCGTCTGCGATGGCGATTGATCCGCTGCCCAGCGGGTCTGGATTGAATCCGACGCCAGGCGGTGGCGTGTCCAAGCCGCTGCTGCCGCCGCTGGGCGGGCTGTAGGAGTCGCCGCCGCTGCTACCTTCCCAGCAGAGGTACTCGTACCGGGATGGCACGCCCGTCACAAAGCTCTCCACCCACACCATTCCGCAAGGCATGTCGTTCTCCTTCAATCCGAGGCCACGGCCGGAGAATTCACCAGCTCGTAGTCGAGGCTGATGTATCCACCGCTGCAAGAGCCAGTGACGTGCCAAACGTACTGCCCGCCCTGCGACGACACGCGAAAGTACGCGCCGCCTCCGTTGCCGGCCACGTACTCGACCAGGTAGAACGGCCAGAGCTGGCGGATGCGCTCTCCGATGGCGGCCAGGCAGCGCGATCCCTGGGGCGGCAGGCCTCCACCGCCGCCCCCGGAGCCACCGCCCCCGCTTCCGCCGCTGCCGGTATCGTTGACCTGCTGCGGCACCTTCTCCAGTTTGTTAGGCATAGTCGGGTTCCTTGAATTGGTGGTGCCCCATCCATGGGCGCGCCGGGTTGGACGCCAGCACGCGGCCGTCGCCATCGCGCAGCGCAACCATGGGCAGCAGCTCGCCGCGGTTGTAGTTCACCGCGGCGTCTGGAAAGTCCTGCTCGAAGCGGTATTCGTTCGCCACCTCGTTCCAATACTGGGCGCCGACGACCGTTTGGCCGTCCACCCAGGTTTCACCGGGCAGCGTCACGCCGGCGTCCGTGGCCTTCCAGGAATCGCCGCCGTTCTTGCTCGCATAGATGGTGGTGCGCAGGCCGGTGCCGTGCGCCTTGCGCGCCGAGTACACCGGAACCGCAAGCGTGGACTCGTCCACCGACACCACGAAACCGGCGCGGAACGCCCAGGGCACCGGCAGCAGCTTGCGGGACCAGGTCAGGCCGCCATCGTCCGACACCAGCAGCATGGGCCGGGAACCCGGATAGTCCAGCACCTGGGCGGTGCCCTGCTTGTAGTTCCAGTACGGGTCGAACTGCATCCACAGGCGTTTCTTCTTGCCCGTGCTCGTCTTGCGGTAGACCACACCACCGAAGCCCAGGGGCACGTAAGGCACCATGTACCAGCCCGCGCCGCTGCCAATGGGGGCCATGAGGCCAGCGCTGAACACGGCGCCGGGGATGGTGGCGATCTGCGTGGTGCCGGCCTGGGTGACGCGGTGCACCTGAACCGGGTTGGCAGCCCCCTCCTGGAACCAGGAAAAGGCCAGCAGCGTGTCCTTGTCCTTCACCAGCATGCCACCGTAGGGAAACACGCCAGGGAAGCCAGCCGCAGACTGGGCGTAGGTCCACGTCTCCCCGTTGTTGTCGCTCCACAAGAAAAAAGCGTCGCTGTTGATCGCCTGGATGGTGCCGCCCGCGCCGAACTGCATGGCGTGCACGTTGACGCGCAGCACCACCTTGCTGGGGCCGAGGCGGTGCAGCGACATGCCGCGCGCCGCAAGGTAGTGCTTGGGCAGGTGCGGCAGCGCCGGAAAATTGATCTTGCCCAGGGCCACGCCGCCGCCCACCGTGGTGCGCTTGCAGGTCAAACGGTACGGGCCGGCGCTGCGGCCGTCATACACGTCATCGGGGGCCGGATAGACGGCAATGATGGATGTGTACTCGCGCCCGTCCGGCGCCTTGGCGATGGAGGGCTCTGCCACGGCGTAGGTGTCCGAGGCATCCCCGCCCGCAGGCACGCGCTCCACGCCTGGAAGGTTCAAAGACTCGCCGAACAGCACGCCGGAGAACGCGGCATACACCGTGTTGTCGTCGTACATGGGCGCCGTGGCGCGCACTCCATCGGAGAACTGGCGCGGCGCCGGGTCGAAGCCCAAACCGCTATGGATGTCGAAGGAAAACAGCGGTTTGCTGGTCGTGCCCACCGTGGGGTTCACCTCCACCAGCTCAACGCGCGCCGCGCGCAGCCCGCGCTTCTTGGTGTGCGGCTGGGGGTGCTCCAGCTTCTCGCGCAGGGTGTCGTAGAAGTAGCGCGGATCGCCCGGAAACGACACCTCGCGCAGCATCAGCAGCTTGCCGTCGCCCTTGGAATAGAGCCGGCGCTTTCCGGCCTGGGCCGTGTAGTTGGCCTCTGCCACCGCCTCGAAGTCGCGGGGGTGCGCTTCAAACGTGAAGCCCCGGTGCCGGGAAATGCGGGTCTGCGTCTTGAACCCGGCAATCTCGCGGAAAGGCAGGTCGCCATTGAGCGGGTCCACCTCGGACACGTACAGGCGCGAGCGCTTGCGCAGCTTCACGTTGGGCCCCAGGTTCAGCAGCTCGTTGCCGGTCAGGTCGTTGCCGTCCTGGTCGAGGGTCTGCGATCCCTCGTGCAGCAGCACGAAGCGCGGCTGGCCCTCGCCCGTGGACTTCTCGATACGCACGAACTCGCCCGACTTCTGCACCGTGCTTTCGTCGTCGGTGCAGGTGATGAACTCGGAGCCGACCTCGATCAAGGCCTGGAGCTGGTCCTTCTCCTTGCCGTCCGATGTGCCACCGGAGTTGTCCGTGATGAGCATCAGACAATCTCCCGCGCGCCCAGCAGGTGGGTCCAGAACTCCCCTGGCTCGATGTAGTCGTGCGGCAGCTCGCCAAAGACACGCCACAGCTTGATCCCCGTGAGGAAGGTTTCCATGAAAGGGGCTTCCGGGCGCAGGATCATGACCTGCTGGCCGCCGTCATGCCCGACCATCACCCGGGCCTGCCAGGTGGCGCTGTCGCTCGTCGCCTCGGCATCCACCCATGCGGCGAAGTCTGGCGAGCCGTTGCCCTCCAGCTCGATAATGAATCGGCTGGCGCCTCCGCTCGGATCGTATGGGGTGTTCTGGCCGCCGCCGTCGTAGGACATGAACGCGGAAATCTCATAGAGGTCCGTGTCTACGCCGCCGTCGTAGATGAACTGCGGTGGAATCGGACCCTCGGACACATCAACCGCCTGAACTGGCGGCCCACCCATCCAGGAAGACACGGGCGCGGTGTCGATACCCACGATCTGCACCACGGGGCGCACACCCTCCCCACCCATGGCCGCCTCCGCGACAGCGCGGCTCACGGCAACGGGGGCATTGGTGCGAAACCACCAGCCCCCACCGGGCGATTCCTCGCCCCACGTCGAGGTGAGCGAGAAATACCGCAGGTTGGCGCTTGCCGGGCTCAATTCCATGGCGGGCAGCCCCTATCAACCGGGCTCGCTGATGGCGATGTAGTTGATCGCCTGGGTATTGCCGGCCGTCAGAGCGAGCGAGCTGATATTCAGCTCCGCGCCGGAAACGCCCACGCGGCCCTGCAGGCGGCGCTCGGTGGTGGACGCCGCGCCGGTATCGCCAGGCACCACGAAGCGGAAGAACACGGCATTGCCCGTGGCCAGCACCGTACCGGCCCAGCTCTCGCCGGGATCTTTGCCGATGGCGCCAGCGTTCGCCGCGCCCAGGTTCAGGCCGTCAGCGATGCCGTCGCCGTAGACCGTCAGCAGCTTGGTGTGCTTGGCGGGGTCGATGGCCGCGTCGGCGCTGTCGGGGATGTCCGCAATGGTGCTGTTGTAGACGTGGATGAAACCGCCCGCCAGGGCGGCCTTGAGGCTCCCGGTGTCAAGCCGGTAGTTGCGCAGGCCGGTGGAAACGTGCATTGCCATGGTGAAGCTCCTTAGAGGGAAACGAACTGGAAGCCCGACAGGACTTCGAGGTACACCGTCTCATCGACGGGGCGGGGGTTGGCGAAGCGCACCACGGACAGCAGCTTTCCGGTGTCGGAGCCCTTGGCCTGGGTGGTGCTCAGGAAGGCGCCGGCCACGTTGGCGACGCCCAGCATGTCGAAGCGCGCCAGCGATGCGGCGTTGGAGCACGCGGCATTCGCCACGCTGCCCAGGTCCAGAGGCAGGCGGCCGGCCTGGGTGTAGTTGGTGACTTCCGTCACCATCGAGGCCAGGTTGGAGGCCGTCTCGGTGCCGTTGGGGATATGCGAGCCGTTCCACAGCCCGATGAACAGGCCGGCCGGCGCCACGCCGCCCTTGAGGTAGGCGCTCGCCATGTCGTTCAAGCCCTCCAGCGGTACGCGGTTGGGCGTGCAGCGCTCGATGTGCAGCAGGCGGCCATCGGCCTTGGAGCGAATGGCAAGGTCGTAGACAAAGCCAGGGCGGATCAGGGATTCCATGTTCAGGTTCCTTTCTTGACGATGCGGGCCTGGGCGTAGGAGCCCACGCCAGCGCCTGTATTTCCGGGCTCGCTCAGCGCGGCCACGATGGCTTGCATGCCGTCCGCCTCGCGCCAAAGCGTTGCGGCCGCGCCCTGGGCCTGCAGCGCCACGCGCGCCTCCTGGACGTTGGCCAGCTCACCGGCCGCGTTGCACGAGACAATTCCGCGCGCGCTCATCCAGTGGGCGCCGCCGTCATCGCGGTAGCCGGGCTGCTGCTCGGGGGCGCCGTAGTCCAGCACCGCGCGAACGGCCTGGGCCGGCAGGCCGCCGGGCAGGAAATAGGTCTTGTCGGCCACCACGAACACGCCGCCCTCCACCGCCGCCAGGCAGGTGATGGGCGCAGGGAACAGCTCGAAGCCGCGTGCCGGGTCGCGCAGCGTGGGCGTGAAGGGCTCGCTGTAGACCAGCGCCGCGCCCACCGCCACCAGCAGCCGCGCGCCGTGGTGCGCGATGTGCTGGCCTGCGGGCATTGGCACCAGGTGCTGCTCGCCCACCACCAGCGGCGCCGCGTCGGCCCATACGGGGGTTGGGCCTGCGGTCGGGTGGTAGGAGCCCACGCGCAGGCCGTCCGTGAAATAGATCGCCTCGTTCACCTCGGCGCAGCGCACGGGCGTCATCCAGCCGAAGCCGGAGGCGATCAGCGCGCGCGTGGCGTCGGTGTTCAGGCGGTACAGGTCTCCGTTGTCCACGTACAGGGCGAAGGCACCGCCGCGCGGCGCCCACAGGGAATGGCAGTCGGTGCCCGCGATGGCACGGGTGTAGCCGCTCCGCGTCTTGATGCCGCCGCCAGCGGTCACGTCCACGTTCAGCGCATCACGCAATAGGTGGCCGCCGCCCTCGGGCAGTTTCAGCTTGTGGTCGGGAACGCGGTTGTCCATCCCCAGGGGGAAAGGACCGATGCGCGGGGGCTTGTTCGGGGTGGTGGCCACGGCGCGCCCCTACGGCAGGATGGCCACGTTGTGGTGCGCCACGTCCTCGCGCGTGATGCGGCGCATGTCGCTGTCGGGCTGGCGGCCGAAGTAGGCCGTGAAGACGTCTTCGGCCTGCTTTGCGCGCTGCGGGTCGAACGCATCCGCGTCCGGCACGCTGAACGCCTTGAACAGAGCCCAATCAATCAGGTGCTCGTGGTGCGCAGCGTGGATTTCCGGCTTGTCCATGTCGTTGGCGAGCCGCTTGAGCGGCAGGCGCTGGCACTCCAGGTGCAGCACCTCGCCGGCCTTGATGGCGCCCACCACGCGGAGGGTGGTGTCATCTTGGATGGCCCAGCAGCTGGGCTCGTCCAACGTGCGCCAGCCGGGCTCGTTCTCGCTCAGCCACTCGCGCGAACGCAGGTGCATGGTGCGCGGGCGCTCGGTCCCGGCGCCCTCGATGCGCAGGTGGATCAGCTCGTAGATCGATGGGTGCAGCCTGTAGGTGTGCTGGCCAGGCGTGAGCGCGATCTGGCACACAACCGGGTTCGCGTCCTCGCGCAGCAAGCGCCCGCGCACGCAGGCCTGCGCCTGGGCGTCGTTGAGCCAGTCCGTCACCACCTCGTCGGGCCAGAAGACAGGTTGCTCCTTGTCATCCGCCAGGACGCGGAAACGGCGGATCAGGTCTTCAAGGGTCATGGCATGCCGTACTGGTCAACAAAGGCCTTGACGCGCTCGCGCACCTTGGCTTCACCCAGATTGCCCGGGATCTTCTGCTTGAACTTATCCTGGGCCCAGGTGATGAGAGCGGGCTTGTCCATGCTGTCGATCTGGTCCAGCAAGGCGAAGCGGGCCTCCTCCTCCACCCGGCGGGCGTCCTGGTTATTCTGGGCAGCGTCCAGCAGTTGCTGGGTGTCGTCCTTCGAGAGGACTTCGTTCGGCGGCGCCTTCGTGGCGCCATTCGATACATCTGCGGTCAGCTCCGCAGAGCCCTTCGTGCGCTCAAACACATCGGCGTGGCGCAGGAAGCGCTCGGCCAACGTGGGCGGAACCGTGCGGCTCTGGCCGTTGGTGAACGTGAGGCCCGAGCGGTAGATGCGGTCAATGAAAGGATCGTCGCGGCCGGTGTAGGTCACGGCGATGCCCTGGATCTTGGTCATGGCAGTTCCTGGTGATGTGGCGTGATGGACGGGGCGCAAGTCCCCGTCCGCCTACGGCATGGCCGATTACTTCGGACCGAAGCGTTCGCCGCTGACGATGAAGTCGGCACGGCCAACTTCCGCCACCGCAGCGCCCGTGACCGTCAGCACCAGATACGCTTCCTTGGGGAGCTTCACCGGTACCTTGGAGCTCGCGGTGCGCAGGCGGGCCGCAGCGCTCAGCACAAGGCCGGCGCCAAAATAGGCAGCGTCCTGCGCCACGTCGCTGGAGTCCACGCCATCGGCGTACAGGAAGCCCAGGGAACCCGTTACACCGGCACCGAAGTGGTCGGAAATGATGATCTGAGCGTCCTGCAGCTCGTAGCCCGCGGGCATCTTCTGCAGGCGGATGACATCGTTGACGGCCGCCTGGGCGCTCGAGTCGGAATCGGCCACGGCCCCCGTTGCAGTGGTCTGCAGCGTGGCGCGGTAGTTGGTGATGTTGCCGTAGGGCGTGAAGCCGCCGAACTGCTGATCGCCGATATGCTTCTTCGTGATGGTGGGCATGTCTGCCTCCAGAAATTGAGTGAAGTGGGATCAGGGCCAGCACCGGCTGGTGCCGGCCCCTGGGGCGTCAGAAGCGGGGCTTCATGATCTTCACGGCGGTATCCACGACGGTCACGCCGTGGTCCGTGAATTCCTTGTGGTCGCCGTGGTCCACCGCGAAGCGGATCTTCGACATGCCCAGAATTGCGCCGATCAGGATTTCCATCTTGTCGCCGTGATCGCCCTTCTCTTCGCTCCAGAAGAAGGGGATGCCCGAGTGCTCGGAAGCACCGAACGCTTGGGCCAAGGCCTGTCCACCCAGCAGCAGGCCGCGGTCCACCGCGAACTGGTCGCCGAACGCCGCAGGCACCAGGCAAGACGATTCAGCCTCGCTGTCATAGGCGGCGCAATACTTGATCGCATCGCCAGCGTAGAAGCGGATGGGCTTCGGGTTCTTGATGATCAAGATGCCGTTCCACAGACCGGCGTCGCCCAGGAACAGCGGGTGGTCCTTGGCAAGGCGGGCACGGGCATGTGCATTGGCCTGGAACGCGCGGAATGCCGGGTCCGTAGCGAACTGGCTGTACTGCGCGGCAGAGGCCATGAACACGCGGATCGGGCTGTCGGTCGCGGCCTGGTCGTTGTCGAATTCCACGGGAGGTGGAGGCAGCGCCACGGTGTCGCCCCATTCGCGCACGGAATCCAGCACGTCCATGGACAGTGCATCCGTGGTGGAAATGACCAGCTCGCCCGCGTTCACCTTGAGCTCGCCAATAGTGCCGCCGCCTGCGACGAGGTGACGGTTCTTGGTGGGCGCCTTCACCCGATTCACCATGATGTCGGCGAACTTGGGGTGGGATGCCACAGGAACCGTCCACTCGATCTTGTGGTCGTGGAAGCCGCGCGCGCCAGCCAGGTGCACCTGGATGGACTGGTCCATGTACTGGTTCATCAGCTTCTGGGCCTTGGGGCGGCCCATGCGGCGCATGTCGAACGGGCTGCGGATCTGCGTCATGGTGTTACCCATGTCGATGGGGAACCGCGCCTGGCTCACGCGCAGCTTGTCCTCGGAATAGGACATGCCCGTGCCGCGGCCCTCGGCGTGCTCGCTACCCATGATCGGGTACGCGCCGATTGGGTTGTCCAGGTGGAAGGTCACCTCGTCACCCTTGTTCTTCGTGAGGTTGTCGGCCCGCACGATGGGCATGGAGGTCTTCGACTGGTTGCCCTTGGCAGCGGCCACAGCAGCATCGACCTTTGGCATATCGCCCGTCAGGTGACGCATTTGCGTGTTGCGCTGGGTGCAGGTATGGAACACGCCCACGGCCTGCTGGATCATGGCGCCCTGGGCGCCGTAGGGGACGTTGGTCTTGGTATCCACGTCAATCTCCTCAGATTTGCTTGTTCAGCCAGGCCTCGATCTGAGCGGGCGACATTCCTGCCGTTGCCTGCATCATTTCTGGGCCGCTCATGTCCGCAGTGGCATCGAGCGCCGAGGTGCCGCTTGCGCGCCCGCCAGGAATGCTGGACAGGCTCGAAGGGGGTTCGGTGCGCGCGCCATCCGTGGCCGCTTTTGCCGCGGTCTTGGCGTCCGCGGCGGGTTGAGGTGAGGGTTTCGTCGTCGCTGCCTTGAAGGCATCGAACACCTCCACGATCTGGGCGCTGGTGCCGCCCTTCTGACCGTCGAACAGATCCCAATAGGCATTGCGGACAGCGCTCGGGTGCGCGTCAACCCACGCCTTGAACTCCTGGCTCTGAACCATGGAATCCGCATTGGGGTGCGCCTCGTAGATGGCCCCGTAGTGCGAGGATGTCGCGTCCTGCTGGTGCTTCGCCTGCATCGGCTCAACAGCCTTGGCCACTTGGGCTTGGACCTGAGCCGCTACTTGCTGAGCAACCAGCTTGGAAATGCCATCTGCCAGCGCCGCCTCGGAGAAGTCGCCGAACAGGCTCACATCCGCGCCCGCGTCGATGGCCGCAGCTGCAGTCGCGGCCATGTTGTCGGTCTTGGTCGGCGCCTGACCTGCGTCCACTCGGCCCTGGGCTGCAGCCTGCAGCGCTGCCAGCTGTTGCTGGGCGCTGTCTGCTGCGGCTTTGAACTCGTCGCGCTGTTGCCGGGCCTCCTGCAGCTTCTCGAAGCCGATGGTGTGCTTGCCGTCCTTTGCCAGGATCACGGTGTTCGCCGCGGTCTGCTGGTCTTCGGGAATGGCTTGAGCGCCGCCGGATTGGTTTGCCGCAGGATCGCCCTGCTTCTGTTCGGTCGTGGTGTCGGCTGCAGTAGTCGTGGTGCCAGGTGCAGTGGTGGTCGTGGGCGCGCCACCGGGTTCCTCGGCCGCGCCTGCGGTCGTGGTATCGCCCGTATCCTCCATGGCCAAAGCCTGGAGTGCCTGCTCCGCAGTCAGAGGACCGCTGATGCCGCCGTAGAAACTCTCTTGTGATGTCGTCATGCCTGTCCCGCCACATATCGCCGTGGCCGCATGGGGCCAGCAAGACGGTGCAACCCCCTTGGGAATTGCGCCATCTGCTCTTGAATCCATAGCGCTTTCGCGCCCTGGGCTTCGCGTTGCACCTGCGCGCAATCGCTTGGAGTGAAGTGTCAAAGCGGGCAGCGAAATCCCTCTGCCCTATACCGGGCCGGCATGAAAAAGCCGCCTCGGTGGCGGCTCTATCGGGTGGCGCTGGCGCGGTCAGGTGGACGGGCACATGCGCCACATCGGCGTCACGCGGGGGCGCTCACGCTTGCCCAGGCGCAGGGCGAATGCCTTGGCTGCCACCAGCAGAACGCTCGGATTGCGGTCGCTCACAGCAACGGGCTGCTCGCGGGCCTGGGGCGCGACGCAATCGAGCACGAAATCCCAGGCGCGGTGCACGGCGGACACCACGCAATCGCGCGAGGCGATGGCGACGGAAGCGAATGCGCCGGCAGCGGCAATGAGGGCGATGGCGATAAGGGAACGGGACATGGCAATACTCCAGTGTGGGTGCCGTTGCTGCGGCGGAACCCCTAGTCGTTGGCGGGGAATTCCCATAGTCATCCCGCCGGGCCAGATCGCCGCGCCCTATGCTGTGCTCACGCCAGGTTGTCTGTCACGGCCGGCGTTTCGATGCCATCCAAACCCTGCCCTGCGTCCTGCGGCACTGGCGGGAATGCCGGGCTGGTATTCGCCCGCACCTCTGGAGCCGCATCAGCCTCTGGCTCAGGAACCGCCGCCGCAGCGCCGCCGTCCTGGATGTATGGGTGCTTGATGTTCATCGCCGCCGTAGTGCCCGGGGTCGGAAAATTCGGATCGTCGCCGCCGGGGGTGGGCCGCTGATAGCCGGCCCCTTGCATGATCGCGTCGGCAATGGGGGCAATCATCGGCATCTGCGCCACCTGCGCACCGCCTTGCATTGCACTGAATGCCGCCTGCACGCCGGTCTGCACCGCCTGGGCCATGATCTGCTTGATCTGGGCCTCGGTAAGACGCTCCTTCATATCCAGCTCGCGCGCCTTGAGGTCATTGCCCGCCTGCTTGAGTGCGTCCTGCACCGCCTGCTTGATGCGCTGTTCGACTTGCTCCGGCGACTCCTGATCGCTGGCCGCGCGCAGCGCCTCCACAAGTTCCCGCTTGAACGGCACATTCATGAGGGAAGCCATGAACGGCATGGCCGCCGCCTGGAACTGGGGTGGCAGGGACTTGATCGTTTCCGACATGGCGTTGAGCTGCTGACCACGAAAGCTGGGCGTGCTGGGCACGTCTTCAAGCGACACCATCAAGCGCGTGCGCTGCAGGTCATTCGACAGGTACGGGATGCCGTTGTCTGGGTCCACTTCGGGCTTGTTGATAGTCACCACGCGGTCTTCGCGCACGGCATCTCCCTCAATGACAATGGTGTGCTGCTCGGTGCCCAGATCCTGAACCACCATCGACAGCAGCAACTCACCTACCTGGGTGCGTCCACGCTTGAAGTTGCCCATCATGTGCGCCAGAGACTGGTTGGCCTGCGCCACCTGCGTGTCTTCTTGCACGCCACTGGTGGCCGTCCCACGACGACCAGAGAACGCGGCGGCGGCCGCCGGGTTCACGCGCTCGATGGCCTGGCGGGCATTGGCCAGCATCTCCAGTTGCTGGGCGTTCATCTGGTAGTCGCGCTCCACCTTGAATGTGGCGCCAGCCTGCGCCATGTGGGCGGGGTCCAGTACCACGTCAGCATCCAGCCGCCCCACGGTGCGGCGGAACTGGTCATCGGTCATGGCCACAGCACCCTTGGTGCGCGTAGTGCGAAACGCCGACATGCCCCAGCGCAGTCGCGAGTTGCCCGAGTTCAGCGTGTCCTGCTGATAGAGCATGTTGCGGATGTACCCGAAAGGCACGTTGGTGTTGTCCTCGCGGAAGCCCCAGAACGGGACGTATGGGAAGAACCGGTGCGCGTAGGGCGTCGGGCCGTCGAAGAGAACGTGCGGTCCAAGCCAGTAGGAACGGCGAATCTTGGCCACAGTGGCGCGGCGGAACTGCACCAGGTTGTTGGCGATGGCATGCACATGCGCGTGATTGTTTCCGTCGTACTCGACCACACGACCATCCGGGCTCTTGAGCACGATCACATCCGTCCAGCGCCTGTACCAAAGCTCCGTGGTGCACACCTCCTTGTTGAACGGGTTGAACCAGCGGTCCTCGGCTGTGGTCCACTCGCGCGCCACGTCAAATGCCCGATTGAGGCCCGTACTTGCGCCGCCCAAGTCAGAACCGTCGTACTCGCTCCACCAGGCCGTGCCGGACTTGCCGAAGCGGCGGATCAGCTCCTTGTGTTCTGGGAAAACCCTCGCGAGGCGCGAAGGATGCAGCCAGCGCTGGCGGCGCAGCCACCGATTGCGCAGAAGCAGATCATCGGTCGGATCGCTCATGTCCCAGTGGATCTCATTGCGGTTGATCGCAATGCACTGGTAGGGGTAGCCGAATGGGTCATCGCTGCGCGACACCTCGACCCAGCCCATGCCAACCCCGATCTGAGGATAGAAGGCCTTGGAGCAGGCGTCATCGGCACGGCTGTTGCGCTCAGCCTCGTTCAACTTGAAGCTCAGCGCATCCGCCACGTCCTGCCCGCCTGGCTGCCCATTGGGCGTTACACGCCAGTCCGTGCGCGTGGCCTCCTCAAACCCACGGATGCCTTCCAGTGCCGCACCAATAAGGTTCTCCATCGACGGAGGGATGCCCAGCGCCTGCTGTGCCTGCAGCAGTTCGGTCTTGAGCTGATTGCCTTCGGCATAGTCCATCTCCCTATCCGCGTGTCGGCGCCATTCCTTCGGCTGGTGTTCGATCTCCTCGTGGATGTCGCGGTACTCGGCCAGCGACAGTGGCACGTCACCATCGGGCGTGTCCACGGGGTCGATTGCGTCGTTGATCTGGGTGGTAGTCATGGTTTCGTCCTCAGTAACAGACAGGTGCGGGTGCCTCGACATAGCCGCCCTGGTCGCTCATGGATGCCAGCAGGTTCAGCTCCTTGGCCTGGGCCCACTGGCGGAATGCGTCTGCGCCTTCGCTGCAGCCGTTGCTCTTGTCGGGGGTGGAATCGAGGTATCGCGCCTCGGCCGTGCTGTACTTCTTCTTGTAGTGCGCCAGGCGCTCCACCCCATGCTTGGTCCCCTCCAGGTCGAACCAGGCAGACTTGAAGTGCTTGCGGGTGGTGTGAACCCCAGTCATCAGCTCGGTGACACGGGGCACGATGAAGAACTTGTGCCCGGGCAGAAGCCCCTGCAGCTGCTCCTTCACAGACTTGTTGTAGTCACCCAGCTTCTTGTGGTCGGCGTCATGGGGCAGGAAGTGGCCACCGTAGATGTAGCCCCGCTTCTGGAGCTCGGCGGCGTAGTGCCGTAGATCCTCATCGTGCTCCTCGTAGTAGTCGATGAAATGATCCCGCCCGCCGTCCTGCACGAGCTGCATGAACCAGATGGCGGTGCCGTCGCTCGCCCCGATGTCCCAGAACGTGAACACAGGCGCATCGAGCACGGGCAGCGTGGTGATACCGCCGCGCTTGCGCACCAGCACCAACTGCGCTGCGTAGTAGTTGCCCTTGGTGGACTGCTGGAAAGCCTCCTGGGGCGTGGACGGGTATTCCCGCCACATCTGGTCCTCGGCCCCCGCGAAATCGTTGTTCAGCTTCTCGACATACCAGGCCCGCTGCCCTGAGTCGATGGTGCAGCCCATCAGCTGCTCGACCTCATCGAAGTAGTCGTGCTGCTCCCGGCTGATAGTCACGCTGGCCGCGTCCATCCGGTAGGACGGGTCCTGCCACCAGGCGTAGAAGTGGAAGCGGTATTGGGAGGCCGTCAGCCGTCCCTTGCCGGAAACCAGCGCCTGAGCGCGCTGGCACATCTTGTAGAACTCGCCGTCCTGACCTTCGGCCGTGCTTTCCACCACGATGATCCCGGACAGAGGCACCGCTTGGAACGATCCCGTGACCACCTCCACGGCCTTGTGCGGAAACTTCGCGCAGATCTTGCCAAACTCGCTGACGTGCAGCCGGTGGATCGTGCCGCCGCGTACCGAGGTGGCCACACGCAAGCTGCTGTTGTTGTGGGCAAACAGCAGCTCCTTGGTGCTGGCGCGCGCGAGCGGAAAGCGCTGGCGTATCTCCTCGGGCAGGTGGTCGTAGGCGAATACAACCTTGTCGCGGAAGATGGCCTCTGCCGTCTCCCGGTCCTGGGCGATCATCCCGCAACGCTGGTTGCCGTTGAACAGTGCGTGGTCTAGCCACATGATGGCGATCAGGGTGGTGAAGCCGAGCTGGCGCGCCTTCAGGATCAGGTTGCGGTGCCAAAGGCGCAGGATGAACCGGCGCTGGGCGCGGTTGGGCTTGAACGGCATGACGAACGATTCGCCCTCCTCCACCGTCTCGCCCTGCTCGTTCTTGATCGGCTCGCCCTTGACGATGATCTGGTACAGGCAGCCGCTGAACAGCCGCCACTCCGGGTCACGCAGGCAGCGCTCGAGCTCTGCTTCGTCTGCGGGCAGGACGGACGGGTGCGCGGCGATGTGTGGCCCACCACGCGCGCGGCGGCGCGGCTTGTCCCATCGGTGGACCAGCTGTTCATCGACGGCGCGCCCGGACTCGACATCCAGGACGCCATCGTCCTCCTCCAGGGTGCCTGCGTCCGCCCGTTCGGCGATAGGCTGCTTACGCGCCGCCATCTACATCGCTCCGTGGCAGGATGGAGTTGGTTCCAGACGCTGGCGGCGCCTCGGGATCGTCGGCTACGGGCTTGAAGCCATTGCCGTTGCCGGCGGCAATGCGGTGCAGCAGCGATGCGAGCGGGTCGGTCTTCTGCTGGTTGTCCTTCTCGTAGAGCCCAACGTACTTCGCCAGCTTCTCCAGCGCGTCCATTTGCGAAAGCGTCAGCACCTCAATGCCGTACTTGGTCTGCTTGGCGCCGGCATACAGCGCGGCAGCGCGTGCGCTCAGGTTGCGGGTGTCCTTGAGCACGGTGCGCGCCTGGCCATCGCCTCCGCACTCCGGGCAGTCATGCACCGGCAGCAGCAAGGGGTTGAAGCCGATGCCGCCAGCGTGATCGAACTCTGCTGGGTTCTTACCCTTGTCGATCCACAACTCGCGGTCGCGGTTCATCTCGCCCACGGTGCGCTGGAACTTGTGGCCCTCGCCATAGCAACAGCGGCAGCAGCCGGTTTTCACCTCCACCAGCTCGCGCGGGTCGGCCAGTGCGATATCGGCGATCCGCATCAGCACCAGGTCTGCCGTGATGGCGGTGCGCGCCTGCTGCTCTCGGCGGGCTTGCGCAATGGCGAGCTGAATCTGAGGTTTTCTGAGGTGGTCGTAGCCCTGCTCCGCTGCGGTGTTCGCGCTGTACCCGGCACGGATCGCGGCCTGGGTGGCGTTCAGGTCCACCATGTATTCCTCGACAAAGCGCTGCTGCTTTTCCGTCAAGGCACTCTCGCGGGCATCGACCTTGGACGGCTCTGCCGGTGCTGGTGCTGGGCGTGCTGGCGCCTTCTTCCGCTCGGCGCCCTTCACGCGCTTCACTGGCGCTGCGGCCTTCACGCGGGGCGCTGGCGCCTTCTTGGCCGGCGCCTTCTTCGCTGGTGCGGGGGGAGCCTTCGGCGCAGGCGCGGCTTTGCCTGCGGCCTTCTTACGGGCTACAGGCGAGGCGGCTGGCTTCGGCGGGGTCTTGCGGGGTGCGGGCTTCTTGCCCTGGGGGGAAGTGGCCATGCCCGGGAGTGTTCCGGGGCATGGGGGAATGGCCTAACCCTATGCTGGGCGCTTCACTGTGGTGTCTGTGGCGGCTATGGCCTGCAGTTCCAGCACGGCCGCGATCTCCTGCTCAATCAGCGCCTGCTCGCGCTCGGCAGATTCCAGGTCTTCCTGGGTGTAGAACCCGTGCTTGTCGTTGCGGATTATCTCCAGGCGCTCCGCAATCATCTCGCGGGCAGCGTTGAACAGGTTGGGGAATGGGGTCGTGTTCATGGTGTGCTCCTTAGATCAGGCCCTTCTCGGCCATTCTCAGGCTCTCTCCGCCTGCGGTGATGATGTGGTCCAGCACGCGCACGTCCACCAGGGCCAGCGCAGACTTGAGGGTGCTTGTCAGTTGCTCGTCGGCCCGGCTGGGCTGGGTGCTCCCGCTCGGGTGGTTGTGGGTGAGGATGATTGCTGCTGCCTTGAGGTCCAGGGCAGCGCGCACCACTTCACGCGGGTACACGCTGGTCTGCGTCAGGGTGCCGTAGAACAACTCGCGGAACTCGATGGCCCGGTTCTGCGCATCGAGGAACAGCACGCTGAACACCTCGCGGCCGTCGTGCTTTGCGGCCTGCACGGTCAGATACTCCCGCACCTCGCGGGGGCTGCCCATCAGGGGGCCGCCCTTGATGCGCGCTGCCAGGATGGCCAGGGCGCGGGCGATGATGCTGTCGTCGTCCTGCTGGGCAGGGGCCACCAGGTACACGGGGGCGTCGATGCTGTGGGCGGCGTTCATCGTGTCTCCTTACAGGCGCCCGGTCAGGCGTGGATTGCAGTTCAGGCCCTCGCGGCGGCAATAGCCCACGATGTCGGCACGCTCGGCCAGCCAGTCCTGGGCGTCCTGCACGTTGAACAGCAGGTGCTCCATGACGGGGCGGGCCTTGGCGTCCAGCCAACGCAAGGCGTAGCGGCCGTTCTCGCGGAGCATGCGGCGGGCTGTGCGGTATTGGGTGCGGTTCATGGCGATCACCCTTGCTGCAGGCCGTAGGCGGTGGCGAAGGCGACTTGGCTGTCGTAGTGCTCATCGTCACCGATGACTCCGATCACACTGATCGCCCCGTTGAATGCCTGCTTGACGATGGCTTTATCGAAACTCAGGTCGCAGGCCCGAAAGCTCACATTGTTCAGCGCGCACATGGCGCTATAGACGGCCTCGGCCTGGGCCTTGGTGAGAATCTTGGTTTGGTTCATGGCGGCGCTCCTTACAGCAGGTTGCCCAGCACATCGGCCAGATTGTTGGCATCGGTCAGCAGCTCGTGCATGAGGGGGCTGTCGGTGTGGTCGGCGATCACGTCCCAGCCGTCATTGCCGTAGACCAGATAGATGCCGCCAACCCGGGCGCCGGTCACGCCTTCCTTTTCCACATGGCGCACGTACAACATTTCCTCGTCACACTGGCCTACCTCGGCCATGATCTTGTCGAGGTCGCGCGAGCGCTTCACGGGGTATTCCTCGCCGTCGTACACGCTGATGCAGTAGGCGCCATCGTGCGCTGCCAGGATGTCCCGCACGGCGCGGCGGATGATGGCGCGCTCGATCAGGATGCGCTGGCGGATGGCCTCGTCCTTCACGTAGTGGTGCTGCTCGAAGTGCACGCTGTCGTCGCGCTCGTCGTACACGGCGCGGCGGGCCTGGTTCTTGATGCTGGCCAGCAGCTGCTGGGCGGTGAGGCGGGGGGTTGCGACTTCGGACATTTCGGGGCTCCTTCGTGTTTGGATGATTTATTGTGATTCATTTAATCCGCTGACGCAAGCATTTTTGTGATTCTTTTATTGTGTTTGTTGAATCACACAAAACGGCTAGAATGTTCGCCATGGAAACACCACAACCGAAGCGGCCGCGCGGCCGCCCTCCCGTGCCAGAGGATGAGCGCCTGGAACAGCGCTCCATCCGGCTGACACCAGCGCAATGGAAGAAGATTGATGACTACGGCATCGGGTGGCTGCGCAAGCTCGTGGACCGCGCCAAGCCACCGCCCACAGAGTCCTAGCCTGCCGCCCGTGCGCGCGGCGTGGGCATGAACAGCTCCGCGTGGCGCTCAACGAAACGGCGCAGGAACTCCAGGCCGCGCCCCGTCACCCGGGCAACGCGGCTCATCTGGCGCCCGCGCGTGTTCGTGTCGAAGCTGTGCACGGCTTCCTTGAAATAGCCCTGGGCCACGTAGCGCGCGGCCGGGGCGTTGTCGGGCAGGATCACTCCCTTCTCGCGCAGGGCCTTCTCCAGCTTGCGCACCGGTACGCCCAGGGTCTTTGCCGCGTCGCGCACCAGGACCGTGCCATCGGCGTTCAGCATCGCATCGGCGTAGACCACTTTGGGGCGGGCGGCCTCCAGCGCGGCCTGCTGGCGCTTGTTCTCGCGCACCAGCACGAGCTGCTGCATGCACATTTCCTGGATCAGCAGCAACTTTCCTTCCTCGCTCTCCATGTCGGGGCGCTTCCCGTCCTCCAGCTCCTGCCAGCGGTCGATGATTCGGGCGCGCATGGCGAGGTTGTAGCCAGACACCAGGATCAGGGTTTCCCGCTTGGGCAGCGCCATGATGGGGTATTGCTGCCCGTTCTGCGGGTCACGGTAGGTCTGCTCAAAACTGAGCACCCCCGCTGCGCCGTGCAATTCCGCGAGCATGACGCGCGCATCGCGCAACACGTTGCGATGCTCCTTGCCCGTCAGCGCGGCAATCTCGCGCGTGCTCATGGTCAGCGGCTGGGCCGCCAGGGTCATCAGTGCATTCATGGCTTGCTCCCTTCACGAATTTCAGCGTCCTCCAGCCCGTTCGCGCCCAGCAGGTTCAGCTGGCGCGCGTCCAGCTTCTCGCGCAGCAGCTCACGCATGGACTTCAGCTCGCGCTCCTGGCGTTCCACCTTCGCGGCCAGCTCAGTGGCCAGGAACAGGTGCTGGTTCGTGCTGTTGATGAGGATGGCCTGGCCGGCTGCACCAACGCTGAGTTGGGCCAGCGCGCGGTCCTCGCACGGCGTCAAGTGCAAGATCACGTCCTCGATGCCGGGGCGGCCGGTGATTTCAATCAAGACATGCCCGCTGTCCAGAATGGTCTTGCTGATGTTGCGCGGCGGCGCGTAGGTTTCCACCAGCTCATAGATGCCGCGCAGCAGGCGCTTGAGCAGCCCGTCATCAACCAGGGCGCGCAGGCGGTCATCCACGATGGACAGCTTGAGCCCCGTGAGTTCCGCCACCGTGTCGCGCGTGGCGATCTGACCCATGGCGCGCAGATCGCGCACGGCGTCGAGCACCCGCTCCGTGCTGGGGATGGCCTTGGGCGGCGCAGTGCTGACTTCTGCGGTCATGGTGGGCTCCGTGGTGGGTGGAAGGGTCATCGGTGGCGGCTCTTGTTATCAAATTGATAGCTGACAGCGCTTATTGGCAAAGCGCCTGAGCAGGTTTTTGCATGTTTTTCGGCCACAGTCCCAGGGCCTGGATACGGCGCTGGGTGTCGGCTGCCCAGGCGGGCTCCAGCTCGCGGCGCGCGGCCTTGGTGAACAGCGCGCCCTGGTCCAGCTTGGAGTGGCAGCCCTGCACGCCCGGTCGGTCGCAGCAGGCCGGGAACAGCGTGAGGTCGCAGGCCTTCAAGGCCATGCCTTTCCCCTCCGAACCATGCGCGGCCTGGGAATACCCGGGCACACCGCAGATCACGCACGGCAGGCTGGCCACGGCGCGGCGGTACTTCTCGCTGCGCACCGGGGCGGCCTTGGGGATGGCGGCGGCCAGCGCGGTGGGCGCGGCGTAGGTTCCGGCGCGCAATGGCGCTATTGCTTTTATAGCTATCAGCGCTTTACTGGCAAGCGCTTTGGCTTGGTTTGACTGCGATTTTGCGGAGGGTGCGGCGCGCTTGAACTGCGTGCGCTTCATGGGGGTGCGGCGCATCATGTGAGCAGCCCAGTGAACAGCCCGTACTGAGCCGATGCAGGCGCCGCGCGCTCTCGGCTCTGCTGGGCCTGCCTGCGCCACCGTGCGCGGAACGCCTCGGCCTGCAGCCCTGAAATCTCCGCGCGGCTGTCGCCTCGACCATGCCCAGGGCAGTAGTCGATGCTCTCGTGAAAGCTGCCCTGGTTGCGCAATCGGACATGGAATGTGCCGGCTGGGGTTGCGCACGCCTGGCAGAGCGGCGCATCACAGGTGTGAACCAGCCGGTAGCGCATCGGGACACCCCAGGCCGGACTGGTGAGCAGGTTTGGCGCCTCTGTGGCCAGTTGGCCGCGCTTGCGCTCCCAGCCTATCCAGGAGTCGCACAGCAGTTCAGCCTTGCCGCCGCAGAAGATGCACTTGCGGGCCGTCATCCCTGCAGCCCCCCGATGATTTCCCCCGTGTCCGGGTCTACCTCCATGCGCTCCCACTGGTCGAAGCTGGCCGGGAAGCTCACGCCAAGTTCGGTCGCCGCGAAGGCGCTCACGCGGTCGATGAGCTGGCTGTAGCCCTTCACGCCCAGGTCTTCCGTGCTCACGCGCTGGCGGCGGCGCACCTTCTTGCCCGTCAGCGGGTTCTTGGTGGTCACGGTCTTGTGGCCCAGGTACTCGGCGCGGAAGTGCTCCTTCCACACCGCCAGCGGGAACTGCTGGCCGTGCGGCCGGGCCTGCTGGGCGATGGTCTTGAGCACCACGCCGTGGTAGTAGCGGCGTTGGCGGTCGGTCTTCGCGTCCTCGTGCAATCGCACCTCGACGTGGAGCCGGTGGCCGGCCGCCCACATGGACTTGCACCAGGGGGCGAGCACGGTCTGGAAGTGCTGTCGTGCCTGCACCGGCTCGTTCCAGGCTGCGCGCAGCGCGAGTTCAGTCATGGCACACCTCCACCCGGACCATGCCGCCCACCTCGTCAGCCTTGGTGATCGTCAGGGTCCAGTGCTTGTCATCCACCCCCAGCACATCGGCCAAACCATCCAGGCCACTTTTCATGCGCGCAAGCATGTTGTCCAGGTCGAAGGCTCGGCGGTGCGGCGGGTAGAACACCAGGGACACATGCAGGCGCTCGGCCGTGATGGGCTTGGCGCCCTGCTCCTTTGCCGTCCAGGCGCAGGCTGCCCGGTACGCCTTCTTGGCCCTGGCCAGCTTCGACCAGTGCTGCCGCGCGTTGGGGCTCAGCTCTTTCGGGGGCCATGGGAGCGTTATGCGCATGCCTTGCCTCCCTTCACGCGCTTGGACCACGCGGCTATCCAGCAGCGCGCCGTGCACGCCGTCTGATGGGCCGTGCGCGGGACGAATCGAAGCCTGCAGACGGGGCACAGCCGCATGCCTGCGGTGCCAAAGGTCAGAGCCATACGCCCTCCCTGCCGTCACTGCCCTTGTCGAGCTGATCCTTGATGTCGCGGACCAGCGCGGCGCGCCGGCCAGCGACCTTCGGGGAGCGCAGGTACTCGCGCACCCACTCCTGGCCACGGCCGGGCTCTGCCCTGGCGCGAATGAGCGTGCGCACCTCGCACTGGTGGCGCTGCAGGTCGAGATCAGCGGTCATGCGCGCGCCCTCCCCGCCTGGTTCGCGGCCATGAGCCCAGAGAACAGGCCTGCGCCCTGGAAAACAACAACGTCACCCCGGCGCGCCTTGCTGACGGTCTGCTCGCTGATCCCAAGCTCAACCGCCAGCTCTGCTCCCGTCTTCGGGCTGACCAGGATGTACGCGATGCGCTCGGGCGACAAAACCGATCGGCTTCGCGCCGTGGCACGGTTGGCCAGAATGCGGCGCACGTCGCCCTTGTACTTCCCTGTGCGGCGCAGCCAGGCGCCGAAGTCGGCTTCGCTCGTGCACTTGACGTGCGCGGGATTGCAGCAAGCCTTCTCGTCGCAGGTTCCGTAGGCGCGCCACCCTTTCGGGATCGCCTTGCCGGTCGAGCAGTGCCACACCGCACGCGTGCCGCACTGAGGCTTCATCACGCCGCCGTTGGTGTAGTCCGGGGCGTGGATGCGCGGGCGGCCTTCTGCTGTCAAAGCGCCGCGCCACAGCCAGTGGCCGTCTTCGGTGATGACGCAGCGCTGGCGGATGTCTTCGAGGTTTTTCATGCCGCTTTCCCCTCGGAGTTCGCAGGCAGAAGCCCGGCTGGCGCGGCCTCAATGGCCTGCAGCGCCTGGTAGCTGATCGCCGTCTTCCCGGCGGCATTGCCCTGCTGGAACACCTGATAGGCGCGCTCCGCGTCGCCCACCAGCGCCGGCTTGGGCAGCGGCAGGCCGGATTTCTTGTACTCGCTGTCCGGGCTGCGGTCGCCCATCAGGCGGCGGGGGTAGTCGAACTGACCACGGCCGGTGTAGGCACGGTGGGCCTCGCAGAAGCGGTGCTGCAGGTAGCCCAGCTCGTCCAGCGCCGTGCGACACACCTTCGGCCAGCCGCCCAGGTCTTCGACCACGGCATGGATGGCCGGGTCATCGAAAACCACGTCGGTGTAGGCCCCCACGCTGCCCATGGCCTCGTGCACCTTGCCCCATGCCAGCGCCGCGCGGTCGGTCGTCGTGCCCTGCAGGATGCGGGCCAGGTCCGCCACCTTCGGCGCGAACTGCCCGCGCTCCGGGTCCGTGCAGTGGCGCTGGATCGCGGCGCGAATCTGCTCCAGGTCGAAGCCCTGGCAGGCGTTCCACCACAGGTCGAGCACAAAACGGCTGGCGTCCTGGCGGTAGTACGCCAGCACGTCGGTGATGAGCTGCGCGAACGGCGCGCGGTCAGACGGCTGCATGGGGGGCTCCTTCTGCGGCCCAGGTGCTGGCCACGTTGCGATTGCGCTGCTCCAGCGCTTCCTGCCGGTTGGGGGCGGCGCGCTGGCCGGCGGCGCGCATGCAGGTGGCCTTGAGGTATTCCACGGGGTCGGCCGGGCGGGTCACCACGGCGGCCCGCACGGCCTCGACCACGATCTGGTCGCCAAAGTCCTTCACGAGCCGCCCGACGAACGAACCGCATTGCGCGGCTGGCAGTCCGGCCTGGCTGAGCAGCGACTTCCCGGCCTTCCAGAGTTCGTCCTTCGTCAGCTCGGCGGCCGACTTGGCGGCAACGCCGCCCGTTACGTCAGTAACGGAATAAGGTTCTGTTCCATCTCCGTTCTGTTCTGTTCTGTTCCCTCTAAGAGCGTTTTCCGGCGCTTTTCCGTTGGATGCTTGAGCGTTTTCCGGCGGAATTCGCCCGTCTTCCGGGGGAATTCCGTGGGGGTAGGCGCCGGAATTCCACAGCTCCTGCGAAGGAATTCCAAACGCGGGCTTGCCCTCTTTCGTGCGCTTCGCGTTCTCTTTCCGCAGGCGGTCGCAATACTTGTCGTAGGCGTACTTGTTCTTGGATGCGAACGCGGCCACGGCCTTCTCGGCAATGACGGGGTGGTACAGGCGGCCATCGGAGCACTTCACGAACCCGTAGAGCGCCTCGGCACGCACCTTCTTCCATTCCTTCACGGAAATTGGCATGCGGCCGTAACCGGCCAGGTTGGCCAGCTCCACATCGTCATCAGGCAAGGATGCGGCGGGAATCTGGTGCCACGCTGCACACCACAGCATGAGCCCGGCGCGGAATGCGTCGCCGTTGGGCGTCGATGCGAATTTCGAGTCGCGCAGGCGCCGCACGTCCAGCTCCATGTACTGGAAGTCGGTGAGGTCGCAGTCGCGCGGCGTCAGGGGCGCCGGGAGTTGTTGCGTCATGCGAACGCCGCCCCCGGCGCATACACGCGCCCACCAGCCGTCCCGTGCCCCTTCACCCGGGGCGCGAAGCCAACGGGATCGATGTAGCCCAGGCGGATGGCCTTACTGAACACCGCTCCGAAAGCTCGGTCGTCCGGCGGCCGGATGCCGGCCACCTTGGCGGCATTCACGATGTCCTCTCCGCGCAGGCGGGCATCAGGCACCGCTGCTGCCATGGTCTGACGGATATGCTCCAGCGCGCGGTCGGAAAAGCTGGGCTCTGCCGCGTTGGCCCGGTCCTCCGCGCGCGCAGCGGCCTCCTGGCCCAGCTTGCGCGCCATGCGGGTGCGGGTGATGAATGGGACAGGCGACGTCATCAGGCTACCTCGCAAGCGGTGTTGGCCGCCTGCAGGTAGGCCGAGTTGAACTGGAGCCACAGCGCGGTGCCGGGCTCGTGGTGGTTGGCCTCGGCCAGTGGGATGCCCTGCTCTGCCGCCTCGCGGGCTTTGGCGCGCAGCACTTCAGGGGTTAGGGAGCGGATCGCGTCAGCCACGGGTTGCACCTCCGTATTCGGTGGCACAAATCGGCCCTATGAGCTTCACCAAGGCTTCGGTACGCTTCGCGTCATGGTTCACCTTTTCCATCACCATCTGGTCGTAGCTCTTGCCGTGAACGAGGGCGTAAACGCAGTTGCGTACCTCGTGGCTCACGTCAGTGCCACGCATGGCGCACTGCTGGATGAACAGCGAGTGCGTGTGCTCATCGATGCGCGATTTCACTTCCTGGGTCAGCTTGCCCAGCGGGCCAGCGATGCCGCGGCTGTAGTACGTGTCTCCATCGTCGTGATCGCCGAGTTCTCCCTGGACGTGCGCCAAGACACGCTTGGCGTCATCGGGCGCGAGACCGGAAAGAAGGTTCAGGATTTGATCGGCGATTTCGCGCTCGCCTTGCGTCATGGCGGCGCGCATTTAGGTGGACTCCTTAGCTTCGGAGGGGGTTGGGTCGGTTGGCGCGATCACGGCATCAGAACTAACGCCGTTGCGCGCTCCAAGCTGAACGAGCGCCAGAGCCAGAGACCCGCGCGGTTCGCGCGCCTTCCCTGTGGCGAGATCGGAAATAGTCGCTTGCCCACATCCAACCTCAGCAGCAATCTGCTTTTGGGTGAGTCCGTGGCGCAGCAGGGAGTTGATGAAATCTTTCCATTGCATAACCCGCAATGTATCGTTTTGCCGATATTTACGCAAGCGGTTTGCCTGTATCGGTTGCCCGTAATCTGTGCGCAATGACTACCGACTTCGGGAAACGACTCAAAGAGGCCAGAAAAGCCGCGAAACTGACGCAAGTGCAGTTGGCGAAGGCTGCCGGCATCGGTCAGTCCACCCTCGCAGAATTGGAGAAATCGGGCTATGGGTCGGCCCGTGTCGCAAACTTGGCTGAAGCGTGTGGTGTATCGGTGATGTGGCTTTCTGACGGCACAGGGTCAATGCGCAGCACCACCACCGACCTGGCCAACACCGAGCCCGGCCCCGACTTGCGCGGGAAAGTGCCGCTCATTTCCTGGGTTCAGGCTGGTGACTGGTGCCACGCCGCAGACCCTCACCTCCCTGGCCAGGCCGACCGCTGGATGGACTGCCCCGTCAGCCACAGCGCGAACACCTTCGCTCTGCGCGTGCGCGGCGACTCGATGACCGCCCCCCACGGCAACAGCAGGAGCTACCCCGAAGGCTGCTTCATCTTCGTGGACCCAGAGCGGCGCACACCGGTCAACGGCGACCGTGTGGTGGCCTGCCTTTCTGGCACCGACGAGGTGACGTTCAAGGTCTACAAGAACGAGGACGGCCGCCAGTGGCTGCAGCCGCTGAACCCGTCCCACGAGCCCATCCGCGAGAGTTTCAGCATCATCGGCACGGTGCTGGGGAAGTGGGAAGACGGGTAGGAATCAAACGCGAGGCATCATGGGATTGTTCAAGAGCATTTCAGGGGCGCTGGACTCCAACGTCACCCAATTCACGAGCCTCCTGCAAAGGAAGGTCAATCCGCTCGGAATTGCGCCGCACGGCTCTGGGCAGGCTCGCCTGTATCAGATGGGGCTTTCTGCTGCAGGGGCGTCGCTTTCGCCAGAAAGGACGTTGGCCTTGATCCTCAAAGAATGGGTCAAGGTGCGCGGGATGAAAACCGATTCACAGATGTCCCTGCTGGAGTGGCGCGTGTTCTCAAAGAACTTTTGGCCAGGCTACCCGGAGTTCTCTAGGCTGAACGACTGGCTCAAGTGGCGCCTCGAAGTAGAGTTCCCGTCGCACTCCTTTCGAGTCACCGACGGATGGACGGACGAGTTTTTCGATTGGGCAAAGGAACGAGCGATCGAGAGATTTGCGTGAGCGTCATCGCTCCGGCGGTGTTCTGCTTCGTCGTTGCAATCAGCGACGGCGACACCTTGACGGCCCGTTGCGGCGAACCAGGTGCCTACGAGCAGCTCAAGATCCGCATCAGCGCCATCGACGCACCAGAGAAGGCTCAGCCCTTCGGGCAGGTGGCACGCCAGCACCTGGCAAAACTCTGCTTCCAGCAACAGGCCACCATCACCCCCAAGACCAAGGACCGCTACGGGCGCACCGTGGCGGATGTGGCGTGCCAGGGCCAGGACGCGGCGACAGAGCAAGTGCGCTCCGGGCTGGCCTGGTACTACGTGCGGTATGGGAAGGGGTATGAGCACCTGGGCGGGCTGCAGGATGAGGCTCAAGCTGCGCGGCGCGGGCTGTGGAGCGTTGAGACTGTGGCGCCGTGGGAGTGGCGCAGGACGCTAAATGCAAGATAGTTCTTGCAAATAAACTAAATGCAAGTAATATGCGCGCACATTCACCACGAAAGCGCATCCCATGAACACACCCACCGGAAAAGCCAAAGGAGCTGCAGCACGCGCCGCAAGCCTGTCGCCCGAACGTCGCAAAGAAATCGCCGAGAAAGCGGTGGCAGCACGCAAGGCCAAAGCGGCCATGCCGCGCATCATCAAGAAAGGTGACGACCTCAACCTTGGTGGGGTGCCCATTCCATGCGCAGTGATCGAAGGGCCCAGCGGCGAGCCCATCCGCGTCATCACTGAGAACGGCATCACCAATGCCTTGTTGGGCAGTCGTAGCGGAGCGTCCAAGCGGTTGAAAAAGCGCGCAGAAGATGACGGGGCCCCTTTGCCGCTTTTTCTGGCCCCAGGTCAGCTCAAACCATTTATTGACAAGCACTTAGGCGGTGGGCCCCTTGAGTTACTAGAGTACCTTGACGGCGACCGAGTGGTCCGCGCATACAACGCGGAATTGCTGCCAGCAGTCTGCGACGTGTGGCTAGATGCCCGCCAAGCTGGGGCCCTGCAAAAACAGCAGCTTGCCAAAGCACAGCAGGCAGAAATCCTAACGCGCGGCCTGGCTCGGGTCGGCATCGTCGCGCTGGTCGATGAGGCCACCGGATACCAGCGCGACCGCGCCAAAGACGCACTGGCGAAGATTCTGGAGGCGTTCGTTGCGAAGGAAATTCAGCCCTATCTCAAGACATTTCCTGCGGACTACTACGAGAACTTGTTTCGCCTGTACAAGCTCCCCTACCCGCCTGTAGGCAACAAGTCATGGCGCCCCGCATTTTTCGGGCACATCACCAACGATGTGGTGTATTCACGGCTGGCGCCTGAACTGCTGCCTGAGTTGAAAAAGGCATCCTCCAAGGCGGAGAAGAAGGCGAAGCTGCATCAGTGGCTCACCCAAGACGCGGGCCATCCGAAGCTTCGCGAGCACCTTTCATCCGTTGTGACCATCATGAAGCTATCCAAGACGCCGGACGACTTCAAGCGCAATGTCAACGCCATTCACCCAAGGTTTGGCGACACCATCGACATGGATTTCAACGCATCTGAGTAGCCTCAGCACCCCGCCCAACCAAACCGCCCTTGAGGCGGTTTTTTGTTGCCCGCCCGGGATGGGCGTGGAGGGAGTGTAGTGAATTATCGGCAAACCGCTTGACAATTCATATCGGCACGCCGATACTTCACCCATCGCACCAACAACGCGAAACGAACCGGCCCAGACGCACACAGGGCCACGCCGACCGGAGACGCGAGGGGTTCCAGGCCCGAGGGCTGCAGCAGTTGGAGTGATGGGCTCATGGCGCATCAGCGTGGGGCCGTCATGGCTCCTTAACACCGTCATACCTGCGGATTGTTTGACGTCCGAATTTCGGGCATCAAACGGCAGCCCTTGAATGGGTAGTGGGCGCGCACCAGCGGCGAGAGAGCTGGGTGAGGGGATGCCATCCAAGACACGCAAGGCATCAACGCTGGGCACAGCGGCGCGCAATCGAGTGCGCCATTCCCTGCCCAACGGCTCCGCGCAAAAACGCGGGCCGCATGCCCTGGGGTGACAGACCGGGGAAGAAATGCGGTGGATGCCCTCTCACGAGGGCCATCAAGAAAGCGCGTTGCACGCCGGGTCGATTCCGGCGCCCACGGGACGGCTCGCAGGGGCCGTGCGGATCGGTTCGACTCCGGTAGGGGTAGTTTGGAAACGCAGCGCGCCTCCTTGATGGAGGTTGAGCCCGCAAGGGTTCATGCGGAGTCATCCAGCGCGGACGCGCGGCCCATCTGACACCACGGAAAGACGCGGACCAACAACCCCACCCCGCACTGCCCGTGGTCAAGCCGGGCCAGCCAGGGGCAAATGGCTGGAACCTTTCCACCGAGCGGCGCGGTGTACTTGATAGCCGAAGTGGTGCGGATAGTGATCCGTCTCCTGGCGCCAGAGGCCAGGACCATCATTGAAGCGCGGCGAATAGGCGTAGTGCGCAAGGGAGGTGGGTAGCACGCTGCAGCGTGTCCACTGGCTCTAGGGGTCTGAGAGTTCGTAACGGCTCAGGGCGCTTCAATGATGGTTGCCATGACTGGATCTGGCCGGCTAGTACCCGTCCCGTTCAAAGTTGCCCACTCCCCGCAGGCGGTTCCAACGGCTGGCCTGGCTGCGTTTGCGAGTGGCTTCGGTACGTCGCGGTGAAGGTAGCCGTAACCATCAAGAGCGGGTCGGGGGTTCCTGGCCGTGTGCGCAGCAGGTGAGAGCCCTGCACCTCTCCCTCCCCTCCTGCCTTGCGCAGGGGTTCGCCCCGCCAGTCGGGGCTTTTTTATTCGGAGTTCCCATGGCCCGCAAGTATTCCTGCACCGAGGAACGATTCCTCAAAGATGCTGCAGCCCACCAGATGGAAGTGCTGCGCGATGACGGCGTGAACCGCCATTTGCGATTCAAGAATCCCGAATCGAACGCCTACTGGTTCGACATCATCACTTGGCCCGGAACCCTGTGTGTTGATGGAGACATGGGCACCTTCGTGTTCCGCCGCCTGCATGACATGTTCGTGTTCTTCCGCACGGATCAGGAGCACTACGACCGAACGGGCCGCGCCGACCAGTTGGCGATCAACCCCAGCTACTGGGACGAAAAGCTGCGCGCCCCGGCGCCACGCGATGCCCAGGAATACTGCGCCGACAGCTTCCGCCAGCATGTCCAAGAGGCTTTCGACAGCTGGAAGGAGAGCAATCAACCCGACGACGACGAATGGACCACCGATGCCGACCGCCGCCAATTTGAAGAGCATCGGGATGCGCTCTGGGCGGCGCTGAAAGATGAGGTGCTCGCACTTGCCGATGACGGCTCGATTCGCGCCTACGACGCAGCCCGCGACTTCCGCTGCGATGAAGTACCGGGTTTCAACATGGAGGACTGCTGGGAGTGGGACTGCCGCGTCTTCAAGTTCGATTTCCTGTGGAACTGCTACGCCATCGCGTGGGGCATCAAGGCCTACGACAAGGCGAAGCAGGCGGCGCAAGCAGCCCCGGAACTGCAGCAGGGCTGAACCATGGCCCGCAAGTTCCGCTGGACGCGCGCCCTCTACCGCCGCGCGCATCGCGAGGCCCGCGTCTATGACGGGTACGGGTTCATGTACCACGGTGAGCCCGCCCTTGTCCGCCGCTGGCGCGAGCTGTGGGATCAGCACCCGCAGCACGACGACCCGCTGACGCGGCCCCACTGGCAGCGATACCAGCCAGACGACGGAATCCCCTTCTGATTCACCAAGCCCGCACCCAGCGGGCTTTTTTACGCCCACAGGAGATACCCATGGATTACCTCCATCCGACCATGCAGCAGGCCCTTGCGGGCATCGTGCCGCCGGGCTTTCGTTCAGCCCCGGTGATGCACGCAACGCAGCACCTGCGGGCCGCGCTTGCGAGCTTCGACGCCCCACGCTGCCCCGCCGGCCAGTTCCTGCATGTCCACCTGCACAAGAAGCTGGGCGCGCTGGACTGCCATTTGCAATGGGAAGACGCGGAGCCGGAAGCTGGCTGGGCCGAGCAGGTGACGCTTTGCGCAGCCTACCTGCGCGGCGTGGACATCCTCTACCTCCTGCCCGCTGCGGACGTTGAGGCCATCGAGATTGAAGCCACCCGCCAACCGAGACAGTTTTTGGAGCCCGTATGACCGACCGACCCAACCTCAACACCCTGGCCGCGCTGCTGGCCGTGTTTGCCGTGTTCTTCTGGGCGCAGGCCGACGACGCGCGCCAGCTCGGCAACACGCCGACAGCTGCAGCGCAAGCCGCGCAGGAAGAAGCCGAGGCCATCGCCAGCCGGGAATGGGCCGGGCAGCAAGTCTGCGGTCCGAACGCCACGCCGGATTGGATCGACTCGAAAACGCTGCAGTGTCTGCGGCATGTTGACCAGCCGACGCGCGTCGCTGGCGGGGCACCATGAAGCTCGCCGCCGCCTTCACCGCCTGGCTCGCCACCGCCGCCGTGTGCACCGCCCTGGCCCTGGTCCGCATCTACGGAGTATGAAGCCATGGACGAATGCCCCACCGGCAAGGTCGTGCACACCTTGAAAACCGCCCAGGCCGCAGCAAAGCGCGCCCGGCGCCGCACCGAAGCGCCGCTCGCTCCCTACCGCTGCGCCGAGTGCGGCCAGTGGCATGTGGGCCAACGCAACGGGCTCAAGCGGCCCGCCAAGACCATCTACGACAACCACCAACTGAGGTTTGCATGACTGATTCCACCGCCCTGGCCCCGCGCCAACAATTCGACCTGAGCCCGCAGACTTTCGAGCAGGCCCTGACGTTCAGCAACTACCTCGCCGACAGCGACATGGTGCCCAAGGACTTCAAGGGCAAGCCCGGGAACTGCCTTGTCGCCATCCAGTGGGGAATGGAAATCGGCCTCAAACCCCTGCAGGCCATGCAGAACATCGCCGTCATCAACGGCCGGCCATCCCTCTGGGGGGATGCCGTGATCGCCCTGGTGCGCTCCAGCCCGCTCTGCGAGTACATCATCGAGGAAGACGATGGCCATACCGCCACCTGCAAGGTCAAGCGCCGTGGCGAGCCCGAGCAGTTCCGCACGTTCAGCATGGAGGACGCCAAGGCGGCCGGCCTGCTGGGCAAGCAAGGGCCGTGGACGCAGTACCCCAAGCGCATGCGCCAGATGCGGGCGCGCGCCTTCGCCGTGCGCGACGTGTTCCCCGATGTGCTCAAGGGCCTGCCTGTGGCAGAGGAAGTGATGGACACGCCCGCCGAGCGCCACATGGGGCCTGTCGAGCGCGTGGAGCCGGCCGCGCCCGCTGCACTCCCCGCCTACCCCGCCGACCAGTTCTCCAAGAACCTGCCGGCCTGGCGCGCTGCCATCGCCGCAAACAAGGCCACAGCAGATGCAGTGATCGCCAAGGCCAAGACCAAGGGCACGCTGACGCAAGAGCAGATCGACGCCATCCGGGCGCCGATCGCGTCGCCCGTCACCGATGTGCAGCCCAAGGGCGAACCGGCGCAGCAGTTCACCTTTGCCGCAGTTGCCGAGCGCCTGCATGCCGCCGCCGACGTGGACGCACTTGGCATTGCGGCCGACCTGATCGGCGAAATCGTTGACCCGCAGCAGCGCGCCGAGTTGGCCGCCATCTACGACACGCGAGCTTCCGCCTTGGCGCCGCAGTGATCGCTATCAATTGCATAGCTTCCAGCGCTTTTCGGTAAAGCGCTGGAGCCCATTTTGAAGGAAATCCCATGATTACCCACGACCTGCGCCAGGGCACCCCGGAATGGCATGCCTACCGCGCCTCCCACGACAACGCCAGCGATGCCCCGGCCATGATGGGCTGCAGCCCGTACAAGACGCGAGACCAGCTGATCGCCGAGCGCGCCACGGGCATCGTCCCCGAGGTAGATCCCGCCACCCAGCGCCTGTACGACAGCGGCCACCGCTTCGAGGCCCTGGCCCGCCCGCTGGCAGAGGCCATCATGGGCGAAGACCTCTACCCGGTGACGGGCTCCGAGGGCCGCCTGTCAGCAAGCTTCGACGGCTTGACCATGCTCGAAGACAAGGGCTGGGAGCACAAGCGCCTGAACGCCCGTCTGCGCGCCGCCATGGTAGAGGGTTGCACGGGCGCCGATCTGCCGATGGACTACCAAGTCCAGATGGAACAGCAGTGCGCCGTATCAGGCTGCGAAAAGGAGTTGTTCACCGCATCCGATTGGGCCGATGACGGCACCCTCATCGAGGCACGCCACTGCTGGTACACGCCCAACCCGGAACTGCGCGCGCGCATCCTGGCCGGCTGGGAGCAGTTCGAGCGCGACGTGGCTGCCTGGGTGCCGCCCGAGGCCAAGCCCACCCCAGTGGTGGGCAAGACCCCAGAGAACCTGCCCGCGCTGCTGATCCAGGTAACGGGGGCCGTCACCGCAAGCAACCTGCCCGAGTACAAGGCCCACGCCCTGCAGGTGATTGGCAGCATCAACCGCGAGCTGACCACCGACCAGGATTTCGCCACGGCAGAGAGCGCTGTGAAGTGGTGCGCGGACGTGGAATCCCGCCTGGCCGCCGCCAAGGAGCACGCCCTGAGCCAGACGGCCACCATTGACGAGCTGTTCCGCACCATCGACGACATCAGCGCCGAGGCCCGCCGCACGCGGCTGGAGCTGGACAGGCTGGTGAAGGCCCGCAAGGAGGAAATCCGGGGCGAGATCGTGGCCGGTGGCATCGCTGCGCTGCGCAAGCACATCGCCGAACTGAACGCGGCCATGCCAGCTGCCTACATGCCCCAGGTGCCCGCCGACTTCGCCGGGGCGGTGAAAGGCAAGCGCACGCTGGACAGCCTGCGCGATGCGGTAAACACCGAGCTGGCGCGCGCCAAGATCGAGGCCAGCAACATCGCCAACCGCATCCACGCCAACGTGAAGGCGCTGCAGGCCAGCGTGCTGGTGGTGCACGATGCCGCCGCGCTGGTGCTCAAGGCCCCCGACGACCTAGCCGCCATCATCGCCAACCGCGTGACGGCCGAACAGCAGCGCCAAGAGGCCGAGCGCGAGCGCATCCGCCGCGAGGAACAGGAGCGCGCCGACCGTGAGTCCCGCGAGAAGCTGGAAGCCGAAGCGCGCGACGCACAGGCCGCCATCGCCCGGGCAGCCCAGCAGAACCAGATCGCACAGCCGGTGGCAGCAGACCTGAGCGGCCTGGTCGCCGAGCAGCGCGCCAAGGCCGTTGCCGGGCTCGACGCACGACAGATCATCGGTGCCGCCCAGGCCAGCGCCGCAGCAGCACCGGAGATCGACCCGGACGACACCATCACACTGGGCCAGATCAACGCCCGGCTGTCGCCGATCAAGCTGGACGCCGCTGGCATCGAGGCGCTTGGCTTCACGGCCACCAAGGTGCGCGCGGCGGTGCACTTCCATGCCGCGCAGTTCCCCGCGCTCTGCCGTGCCATCGCCACCCGGGCCATGGAGGCGGCAACGGCAAAGGCAGAGGCAGCCTGATGCCGCGCGCACCAGACACCCGCGACGCCATCACCGCCGCGCTGAAAGAGTGCGGGCCGATGAGCGTGTCTGAGCTGATCGAACACCTCGGATGGCACCGCAACCGGGTCGATGCATGCATCACCACGGCCCGCGCGAACCACCCGGGCAAGTTCTTCCGCATCGTCCGCTACCGGCAGCAGATCGGCATTCAGGGCCGCGAGGCCGCCGTCTACGCGGCTGGCCCAGGGCCTGACGCCAAGCGCCCGGAGTTCAGCCGGGAGCATGTTGTGGCCCGCCGCCGCAACTACTACCGGCGCAATCGTGCGCGGTTCGCCGTGGATCGCAAGCTGCGCTCAGGCGCAGCCAGGTCGAGCCCATGGAGCGGGCTTGTGCCGATGGCGCGCCGCAGCGCCTGACCAAACACCAAGCCCGCAACCGTGCGGGCATTCTTTCGCCCAAAGGAGCCATATGCCCCGCCAATACACCGCCCCCGCAGCCTTCACCGACAAGCCCTACCAGCACATCCCCATGGTGCCGGTGGAATCGAATCAGGTCCGCGCCATCGGCTACGACGCCGCCACCCAGACCCTGGCATGCACGTTCACGCGCGGCCCGGGCCACATCTACCACTACTCCGGTGTGTCACCGGAGCTGCACGCCGCGTTCATGGCGTCCGAGTCCAAGGGAGCGTTCTTCGGCGAGCGCATCAAGCCCATGGCTTTCGACAAGTTCCCGGCGCCCAAGGTCGAGCACCTACCCGCTGACGACACCGAGGGCGGCGCGCTGTAAGCGCCAATCACCACCCTGCAACCAGCCGGCCACGCGCCGGCATTCTTCTGGACGCCCCATGTTCAAGAACTTGACCGTTTACCGCATCGCCCAAGGCTGGGCACTCGACCTGCAGGCCGCCGAAGAAGCGCTGCAGAAACTCCCGTTCACTGAATGCGGCACCACGCAGGAGCGCAGCTACGGCTTTGTCCCGCCACGCGGCGAGGAACACGGCGCCCTGGTCGAGAGCATCGGCGGCCAGTGGATTGCTCGCCTGATGACCGAAACCAAGGCCATCCCCGCCAGCGTGCTGGCGCGCAAGGTCAAGGAGAAGGCCGAACGCATCGAAAAGGAAACCGGCCGCAAGCCCGGCAAGAAGGAAACCCGCGAGCTCAAGGACGAGGCCAAGCTGGATCTGCTGCCCATGGCCTTCACGAAACAGGCCGCGACCTGGGTGTGGATCGACCCGGCCGCCCGCCTGCTGGTGCTCGATACCTCCAGCCAGGCCCGCGCCGACGAGGTGGTGAGCTGCCTGGTGGAGCTGCTGCCGCCCGGCTTTGCCGTGGCGCTGCTGAACACGCAGACCTCGCCGCAGGCGGCCATGGCGCACTGGCTCAAGGAGCAGGAGCCGCCCGCGGGCTTCACCGTGGACCGCGAGTGCGAACTCAAGAGCGCCAGCGAAGAAAAGGCAGTGGTGCGCTACGGCCGCCACCCGCTGGACATTGCCGAGGTACAGGCCCACATCGACGCTGGCAAGCTGCCCACCAAGTTGGCGATGACCTGGGACGACCGGGTTTCGTTCCTGCTGACCGAGGGCCTGCAGGTGCGCAAGCTGCAGTTCCTGGACACGGTTTTCGAGGACCGTGGCAGCGATGAAGGCGGGTTCGACACCGACGTGGCGATTGCCACGGGCGAGCTGTCGAAGCTGATCCCGGATCTGATCGAGTCGCTGGGGGGCGAGGCCGAGAGCGGCGTTCGCAGCGCTGCGCCGGCTGTGGTGTCCACGCCCGTTGCTGCCGTCGCGGAGCCTCCGCCAGACCCCTATTTCAACGGTGGCGGCCCCGACCCCATGTACCAGCAAGCGCTAGACACCGTGCGCAAGCACAACAAGGCGAGCATTTCCCTGGTGCAGCGCCATCTGCGCATTGGCTACAACCGCGCCGCCAGGCTGCTGGATGAGATGGAAAAGGCCGGGATCGTCAGACACATGGGCGCCGATGGCGCGCGAAAGGTGATTGCATGACCGCCAGCCCCCCCCCGCAAAAACCACGCCTGAAAGGCAACACGAAGCGCCTGATCCTCCGGCGCCGGCTGTGGCGCCGCCGCGCGCTTGACGCCGCATTGCAGCTCGCCACCTGGCCGCCCGGCAGGCCCGGGCGCGAGGAATGCGAGTCCGAGGTGTCCCGGAGCATCAACAAGGTGCGCAGCTGGTTCCGCGAGCCGCGCGCGCGGCTGGTTGTCACCGCGATCCAGCGGCGCGCCGTGGCTGCGTTCAGAGAACGCTAATTGGGATCACGCATCAGGCTTCTTGAAGTCTGCTGTGACAAGGAGAAGTGGGTTCCGATGCTCGTTGCGCCGGGAGATTTCTGCCGCCTTGCGGTTGATTTCTCCGGCGTTTTCCGCATACGTCGCAGCATGAGGCCGTCCAGCGCCTCCAAAGCAGTCCCGTAGGGCGTCAAAGGAGATGAGCGCATGGCGCATCTTCCCTTCGAGCTCGAATTGGAACTGGTGACCCATGATCAATCCATCGTTCATGCATCCCTCCTGTGCGATCTCCACAGTATTACAGCACCCAGAGCCCGCCCCGAGCGGGCTTCTTCATTTCAGGAATCCGACATGAGCACAAACCCAATCGCCATCGCCTGCCGGCTGCTGCGCGAAGGCGCCGAGGAACTCAAGAACTGCCACACCCTGGCCGCCACGGGCCACGACTGGACCGGAGAGCCGGAAGCCAAGGCCGCCTACGACGAGAGCATGGCCGCAGCCGATGCGCTGGAGAGCTGGGCGGACAGCATCGGCGCCGGCGGCGTGGAGGCGCTGCGCGGCCGGCAGTGCCTGCACCGGATTGCGGAGCCTGCGGGCGAGTATCCGGCGCTGCCTGAAATCAAGGACATGAACAACGGTCCGCAGCAGCTCAACCTAAGCGACCGGGCCATGTGGGTGATTGGCTGGAACGAATGCCGTGATGCCGTCCGTGACGCAGACCGCGCCATGCGTGCCGCACAGCCAGCGCCTGCCTACAAGGACAGCACACCTGAACTGCGCGTCGGGGACAGTGCGTTCGAGAGTTGGTACGACGCATACACCCCCGCGCACAAATCCGACAAGCAGCGCGCTCGTGATGCTTACGCCGCTGGCATGGGCGACCCGCTCGTGATGGCAACGCCTGCCGCTGTAGCGGGGCCGAGCGATCCGATGGTTGGAGCGATTCTTGGTGCGGCCTATGACTTCCGAGACGCCCACATATCAGGAAGCATGAACCAGAAGCGAAGTGCGCATGCGGAGCTTGAATCCATCGTCCGCACAGCACTTGCCGCCGCGCCCACCACCCAGCCAGCACCCCAGCAGGAGACCACAGAGGATGTGGACGGCAAGGCGTTCAGGACCGCCGCAAGACTTGGCATGACACTTCGCTTCTACGGCGGGTGTGCTCAGTCCAGCATGCCGGGCTCGCCCAGCGCTTACGAGGTATCCACCGGGCGCGACAGGGCTGCTGCGATGCGCGATGCCGTCGAGCGCGCGGAAGCTGTGATTGCCAGGGGCGGTGAAGCGCAAAGGATTCCTGCGCCCCAGCAGGAGGCGCAACACCTCGCGCAAGCGTTGACCGACCGAGAAAACCAGCCGAACCAATACGGCGTTGAGTTTGGAATGTCCGGTACGCACATGCACTTCAAGATCGGAAATCAGCTATTCAAGCTGGCTTATGAGCCGGATGAGCAGGAAGAATTTGATTTCATGAAGCGCATGCTTGTGAATGCGTTTACCACCTTTACACATGATGTAAAGACAGCACCGCAGCCCTCGCCCGCTGCGCAGGGGGATGCGCTGACCCAGGCCGCCCGCGACGTGCTGGCAGAGCGGCAGCGCCAAATCAATGCCGAAGGATGGACGCCTGGGCACGACGACGAACACGATGAGGGGGAGCTGTGCTACGCGGCGGCGGGCTATGCAGTCGCCGCATCCAACCACATCCAGGCCATTGCTACGGGGATTGATGACGCCCTGACGATGGACAACGACACCGTTAGCCCGCCAAACACGTCAGACCCATGGCCTGCTGATTGGACTTTCAAGCCGTGTCCGCCCCGCCGCGCGCTGGTCAAGTCCGGCGCCCTCATTCTGGCCGAGCTGGAGCGCATGGACCGCGCCGACGCCGCCCGCACAGCACAGGAGGGCAAGTGATGACACGCGACGAAGTCATCAGCATGGCACGCGAAGCGTTCATTCAGCCGAACGGGGCGCACCCGGTGCCGGTCAATGTGGCGAAGCTGGAAATGTTCGCTTTCGCAGTAGCGGAGCGCGAGCGCGAGGCGTGCGCCAAACTGTGCGAGCAGATCGAGGACAGCGGCCACGAGGTCAACGGCTACGGATGTGCCGCCGAAATTCGTTCCCGCACAGCTCAATGGGGCCGGCGCCATGGCTGACACCCACACCGCCACCGTTACCGAGTTCATCCCGCGCGCCGAGGCTGTGACAGCGCAGATCGACGTGCAGGTGTTCACCGGGGAGCGATTCACCGGCCCTATCTCTGTCGGCTTCTACCCCAACGACGACAGCCACGAGCTGTGGCTCGAGCAGGAAGGCCGCCGCGTGCAGTTCCCGGAATCGGTCTTGAGCGCCGTTGTCAAGCAGATGCGGCGTGCCGCGCAGATCGCAAAGGAGTCCTCCAATGACTGACCTCGTGCTACCGCTCAAGCGAGAGTATTTCGAGGCCATCCGGGACGGATCGAAGACCGAGGAATACAGGCTCTGCACGCCGTACTGGCAGAAGCGCTTGGCCTCGCCTTTCGGGCTGTACGACCGCATCGTACTGACCCTGGGCTACCCGAAGCGCGGCGACGAATCGCGCCGCATCATCCGGCCCTGGCAGGGCTACACCATCAAAACCATCACGCACCCGCACTTCGGCCCCGAGCCGGTGACGGTGTACGCGATCAACGTGCAGGAGCCGAACCATGGCTGACACCACACCCCTGGCGCCGACAGACGCCGAGATTGCAGCCCTCATCCCAAAGGAAACTTTATGGGAGTTCGAGGTCGGGGCCGAAGAAGCAATCCGCTTCGCCCGCGCAGTCCTCGCCCGCTGGGGCGCGCAGCAGGCGCCCGCCGGGTATGCGCTGGTGCCGGTGGAGGCCACCGGGGACATGAAGGCTGCAGCCGTCAAGTATGCGAACGGTGCGGCTGTCTACAAGAACGTAAGCGCCGAGGTGCTGCGCATCGAGGAAGGCATCTACGGTGAGGTGTATGCAGCCATGCTCGCAGCAGCACCGCAGCCCGTGGCGCGCAAGGCGCTGACCACCGGGCAGCTAGAAGCCGCGGCGAAGGTGCTCGCCGCCAGCTTCGATTACCCGTGGGACCACATGCCTGAGAAGGGCCGCGAGACGATGCGCGGGCATGTGCGAGCGGTGATCGACGCCGCCACGGCCAAGCCCTGACGCCATCCACCCCACCACCAGCCCCGCCACAGAGCGGGGTTCTTTTTTGCTACGTTATTTATAGCTGCATGCGCTTATTGTTAAAGGGCTTGCAGCTTTTTTCATGGGAGTCCTCATGTCCGAAAACACCAACATCGAGTGGTGCGATCACACATTCAATCCATGGGAAGGCTGCCAGAAGGTAGGCCCCGGGTGCGACCACTGCTACGCCGAAGCCCGCAATGCGCGCTTCGCTGGTGGCCAGGCCATCAACTGGGGCCCCGGTGCACCGCGCCGCCGCACGAGCGCCGCGAACTGGAGCCTGCCGCTGCGCTGGAACGACCGGGCCGATGCCTTCATGGCACAGCATGGGCGCCGCCAGCGCGTTTTCTGCGCCAGCCTGGCCGATGTGTTCGACAACGCGGTGGATCAGCAGTGGCGCCTCGATCTCTACGACCTCATCAGGGCCACGCCGAACCTGGACTGGTTGCTACTGACGAAACGGATTGGCAACGTCAACGGTTGGGGCCTGCCGGTCGGTGGCGATGGCCAGGTTCTGCCAAACCTGTGGATCGGCGCCACCATCGTGAACCAGGCCGAGGCCGACCGCGACATACCAAAGCTGCTGCAAGTGCCCGCGCGCGTGCGCTTCCTGAGCATGGAGCCGCTGCTGGGCGCAGTGAATCTGCGCAGCATTCCGCACGGCGAAGGCGAAATCAACGCCTTAAAGCCCGACACCTGGGAAGAGGCAATCGAACTGTGGCGCGATACCTCTGAAAGCTGGATCGAGGACTTTGAAGACTGGTACGGCGTCAACCTGAGCGACGGCCCTACCGGCCCAATGCACGCTGGCATCGACTGGGTGATCGTCGGCGGCGAAAGCGGCCCCGGCGCGCGCCCCATGTCCCCAGACTGGGCCCGCAGCCTGCGCGACCAGTGCGAAGCCGCTGGCGTTCCCTTCCTGTTCAAGCAGTGGGGTGAGTGGATCGATGACTTCAACATCGACGCCGCCGCACTCCATTCGCCTCAAATCGCTGACCCAAACGAGTACTTCCATGAATGCGAGTGGGAAAACGGTGTAAGTAGCTGGCGCGTCGGCAAGAAGGCCGCAGGCCGCCTGCTGGACGGCCGCACCTTGGATGGTTACCCCGCGCCATGAGCGCCACGCCCGACTGGTACGCCGCCGACAAGGCCTACCAGCTTCACGCCGCCGCCTGCGGAACCTGCCAGGCGGCCGGCGCCAACCCTGCAGCGCTGCCCCACGGGGGCGCCGCTGTGGGCCACATACCAATCCGCGGGCATGCCCCCGCATTTCACCTGGATCAAGCCCAGGGGAGGAAAGAAGCAATGACCAAAGAATCAGCCCACGTCCTGGACCCGTGCTGCGGTGTCCGCATGATGTGGTTCAACAAGGCAGACCCGCTCGCGATCTTCGGGGACAAGCGCAACGAAACCATCGTGGTCACGGACCGCTCGCACCGCGAAGACGGCACGCGAACCATGCTCATCACGCCCGACAAGCTTATGGACTTCCGCGCCCTGCCGTTTCCCGATGGCCGGTTCAAGCTGGTAGCGTTCGACCCCCCGCACCTTGAGCGCGCTGGTCCGCGCTCATGGCTTGCGGCGAAGTACGGAAAGCTGGGAAAAGACTGGCGAGACGACCTGCGCAAGGGATTTTCCGAGTGCTTCCGTGTGTTGGAGCCCGGAGGCGTGCTGGTGTTCAAGTGGAACGAGACACAGGTGAAGCTGTCCGAAGTGCTGGCACTCACGCCGGAGGCACCGTTGTTCGGTCAGAAAACAGGCCGAGGACTCAAAACCCACTGGCTGGTTTTCATGAAGCCCATGGGGCAGGAAGGCGGTGCAGCATGAAGATGGCCAAACCCTCCAGGCGCGATCTGGATGCCGGCATGGATCTGCTGGGCATCCTGAACACCATCGACACCCGTTTCGGCGGCCCGTGGCCAACCGAAGGTCCGAAGTCGATCAACGACCTCGAAGACGATTTCGACTGCGACGACGCGGGCCACCTGCAGGCCCTCTACAACAGCCTGGCCGAGCTGCTGCGCACGGCGCCGGGCTTTTCTGGCCGCGTCATCTTCGGCATGTGCGGCGTGATCTGCTACGAGAAGAACCAGTTTCTCGATCCTGCGCAGGACGTGCTGGCCATGCACCCGGATGTGCTGGTCGGCCTGGAGCTGCTGCACCAGCACAGCGCCGACTTCATTCCTCGCATGGAGCGCAACGCACGCGCGGCCGTGGCCGGGACCATCGAGCGCGCTGCAGCGCGCCACCTTACAGAAATGCGGCGAACATGAAGCTCATCCACATCTCCTACGGCGGCCCCGACCGCCAGATCAAGGACGCCACCGGCCGAATCTGGCACTTCGAGATGCACCCGTTCTGCGGGCCTGCAGCCACAAACCAGCGAGGCGACCCAGCCGACAGCCAGCCCGGGCCCCGCTCTCCATTCTGGTCCGCCGTCACCCAGTGGGCGCAGCAGGGCGGCGTCATTGGCCCCGATGGCTTCTGCACCTGGACGCCAGAACCCCAGCCCGACCTGGTGCACCTGGGGGGGAAGAACTACGCAGCGGCCGGTTCCACGCTGGCCGATAAATACGGACGCGCAGCACGCGAGCACCGGAGGAATACACCATGACCACGACCAAAAATCACGCCCGGAACGACACACATTTCGTAACAGGTGTGCCAGAAGCCGGCGGCACAGTGGCGCCACAGCCCGAATGGGTCTTGGCCAGCAAGTACCAGGACCTGACGGGCGTCACCCGTGAAACGGTGAAGCAGCGCAAGAAAAGCGGCGTCTGGAAGGAGGGGCAACAGGTTGCCGTCATCGCCCGACGCCTGTACGTCAACATCAAGGCCGCAGACCAATGGATCAACGACCAGCTCCACCAGCAACGCCGCCGGGCGTGAAGATCCGCCAGTTCGTGGCGGGCGACCGGCTGCAGATCGCGTTCTCGCTAGATGGCGAGCAGTGCCGGGAATTGCTCCCGCCCTGCCCCATCAACAAAACAAGCATCCAGCGCGCCGCCGCCCTGCGCGACGAGATCCGCCGCAAGATTTCGGATGGCAGCTTCAAGTACGCCGACTACTTCCCCGACAGCCCGCGCGCGGCCGCACCGAAGAAGGACAGCACGCTCATGGAGGCGCTGCTGACCAAGCAGCTGGAGACCTACGAGCGCCAGGTGGCCAACACCAAGCTCTCGCCATCTACCTACGTCGGATACCGCAAGGCCATCACCGGGCAGCGCATGCGCCGCTGGCACGGCCTGCAGGTCCGGGAGGTAACGCCCAGCATGGTCCGCGAATGGGTGTCCGACATGGATTGCACCAGCAAGGCCATCCGCAACATGCTGACCCCCCTGCGCAGCGTGTTCGATGACGCCCTCAATGACGAGCTCATCGACTTCAACCCATTCGATCGCATCGCGCTGACCAAGCTGATCCGCCAGACCTCGAAGGCGAGCGACTACGTGGTCAGTCCGTTCACGGCGGCCGAGCGATCGGCGCTGCTGGAGGCCTGCCGGCCGGACGAGCGCCCAATGCTCCAGTTCTGGTTTGGAACCGGCCTGCGGCCTGGCGAGCTGCAGGCGCTGGAGTGGAGGCACATCGACTGGGACCGGGGCGTGGCCAGGATCGAGATCAACCAGGTGGCGGGCGTCGTCAAGGCGCCGAAGACTGCGGCAGGCATCCGCGATGTGGACCTGGACGCCAGCTCCATCGCGGCGCTCAAGGCTCAACGCCTGCTGTCCGAAGCCAAGGGTGCCAGGATCTGGCTCAACCCGCGCAACGGGAAGCCATGGACCACCGACGCCCAGGTGCGCAAGACCTTCTGGGTTCCGCTCTGCGCCCGAGCCGGCATCGAGTACCGCAACCCCTACCAAGTCCGGCACACCTACGCCTCAACCCTCCTGACCGCTGGGCACAACCCCTGGTACGTCGCCGCCCAGCTCGGCCATGAGGACGTGGAGATGGTTTTCCGCACCTACGGAAGGTTCATCCGGGAGGACTATCAGAAGCCCAAGCCTGAATTGCGCATCGTGGGAAATTCCCGACCGGTGTGA